CCGAAAAAGGAACTGCATCTAAATCAGGTCGAAATCGTTCAACAACTTTCTCTTCACCGGGGGGAGGTTCTCCTGCTAAAAAAACTGTACATATAACTAAAATTAGAAGAAATAAGCAGGGAAATGTAATGTCTCTCAAAAGTAAGCAGAAAGGTATATCAGATAAAAAATTCCGAAAAGCTTCGAACAGGATTGCTGTAGGTGAAGCCCGCGACAAGTTTAAAGAAAAAAAGAAAAGAATTAAAAAATGAGCTTTAAATCCGTCGCAAATAAACTTGGAAAGAATTTCTAAAATGGCTGGTCGAACTAAAAAATTTCCAGCTATTAAAAAAGCTAACCGAGGTAAGTTTACCTCGTGGGCGAAGAACAATGGGTTTAAGGACGCATGTAGTGCGGCCTCTGCTGTCATGAAGAGTACGGATAAGTATTCTGAAAAGGTAGTCGAGATGGCTAACTACGCTAATAACTTCGGTTGTAAAAAATAATGAAAAGAACTCGCATCGCACCCTCAAGAGGTTTAGGTGATACTATAGAAAAATTCACCACTGCTACTGGAATTAAGAAGGTAGTGGATACTGTAGCTAAAGCTGCAGGTAAGGACTGCGGATGTGGCGAGCGTCGAGACACTTTAAATAGGGCGTTCCCCTACCAAAAATAAAAAGATATGGCATATCAAAGATTACAAGTCAGTGAGGGGTTAGCAGTTATACCGAGCAATACTGTCCCTATCCCGGACCCGTCTACGAAAGTTATAAGCGGTACTGCAGATTTTTCTGTAGCCGGGACGCTTACAGATGTTGGAACCACTTTTCTGTCAGCTGGCATTCAAACGAATGCTATCGTATATAATGTAACCGCAGGTATTGCTTACTATGTAACGGCAGTTACTGACGATTTAAACTTAGCCCTTTCGCCGAGTTCTGCAGGAGGTGCTACTGATGAGTATGTTATATACAACGCAGCCACTAAAGCGGCCACTCTATATATAGGCACAACGGGAGACCTTGTGGTGGAGATGGCCAGTGAGCGAGACTCTCAAGCTACCCCTGCTTTAACCTTTTATAACGTACCCAGCAGCGCGTTCCTCCCTATCTTAGTTACTAAGGTGGGAATAAGTAGTTCGCCTAATATGAACATCATAGCTCTCTGGTAGTATGCCTACAGGGATAGGAAACGGCATAGCGGGAGATGTTTTCCAAAACAACCTTGGAGCGGGTGGCGGAGGCGGCCTTGTTTGTCCTTCTCGCTATTCGCTATTATTTAACGGCACGACTCAGTTCTCCTATGGGTCAACATTTGATGTATCAGCATCCGCTTCCTCTTTATCTGTTTGGATTAATACCTCGGATAGAGCGGGGGTCTCTGCTACAGGCACCGGTATATACAGTTCCTCAGCAAGCGGAATAAGACCTTTCTCCACTTATTTCGATGCCGAGGGTGTCCTAAATTCTAAGTTAGGCCCCATGACTTTCCCTGCTCACCCCGAGCTTATAACTAACGGAAGCTTTTCCAATGTCCCTGTGGGTACGGAGCTTATCGCTAACCCTACCTTCTCTGACGCTGCGAGTATAACCCCGTGGAATACATCTTCCGGTAGGGCTACTATAGGGCCTTGGGAACCGAGGTTTATGAGACTTACTTATGATTTAGCCCAAGGTGGCGCTTTATTTGATAACCTGAGCCAGCCTTTAAACACCATGTACAGCGTTAAGATGCGTGTGCGTGGAGTCACTTCAGCGGGTGCAGACCAAGGGTCAGCCTTTAGTAACATAGGGGATAACGTAGCTCTAACCTCTGCAAATATTATCTCTAACCCTACCTTAACTTACGACTACCAAGACTATGAGTTTAGGGTGTGGAGCACCACGGCTGAGTTTAGACTATATTTAGCTTCCGCCGCTATAGGCGACGTAGTAGATTTCGATAGCATCTCTGTTAAGCCGCTCGATATGGTGGTGGACAATGGGAACTTTAGTTCTCTTGGAGCGGATTGGACGGTTATAGATAATGCTGCTGGCGATACGGTTACTTTTGGAGGATCATCGGCTACGTGGACAAAAACTGTCCCTGAAGCAGTCTATCTTCAACAAGATTATCCGGTAACTCTCGGAGCTTCACACAAGCTTACATATACTGTATTATCAAACACTTTTACTGGTTCAGGAACTGAGTTAGGTCTTTCGAGTGTAAGTGCATACGGACAATCCACTATACCTTCCTCAGTAGGTACTCATACAGTATATTTAATAGTAACCCTTGATACACCAGTAGCAGCACTTAGGTTTTATTCTAATGATACTGGGGGTTCATTAGAAATCACAGATGTCTCCGTCGAAGAACTCGGAGAGGATTGGACTGTTTTAGAAGACACTTGTACTTTTGGAGAGAATGGTGTTACTATGACTTCAACTGAAGGTACTGATTTAAGAATTAGAACTGGCGCAATACTTGCCGACACTACTTCATATAAAGTAACCTACACAATACATGCAGTCGGATTAACTGGAACAAATGCCATACAATACTACACGGGTTCAGCTTTAAATGCTTATGACGATTTACCTGAACAAGGGATAGGAACACACACTTTTTATTACACCACACCAAGTTCAACTAACAACAACTGGTATTTTAAATTAGACCTTAGAGATGGTTCAACAAGCACGACCGACTTTGTAACTATAAGCAGCGTCTCAATCGAGGAAGTTCTTTCGGAGGACGAGTGGCACCACATAGCTCTTTCTATAGATCGTGATAGCGAGTGGAAGTGGTACGTAGACGGGGTGCTTACCAACACTATGGATAACAGCACGGACGCCGTTCCTGATTTTGCTGGGTTTATAGGGTTTACACTACCTTCTTCATCTATTATAGGGCTTAATGATTGGTTTAATGGATATATGACAGAGCCTTCTTTATGGAACACAGCTTTGTCTACCAGCTCGGTAAAAGCTATATACGATAATATGTATGGGGGACAGAGGTGTTTAGGCACCCTACCTTTTACCTCGGACTTAATTACCAACGGGAACTTTACTCAGATAGGTCCGGAGCTTGTAAGCAATCCAAATTTTACGGATACGGGAAGTGATGTAATTTACAACGGAGGATTTGACACTTCTATTGCTTTAGGCACTACGGGTTCAGGGTGGGTAAACCCTGACGCTGCTGCTGCGTATAACTTAGGAGGATGTAAAATCACTCGCGGAGCAGCAGGTTTTGCAAGACTAAGAGGGGCGGATATTTTAGGCAACGATGATATTATAAGTCTATCGACAAACTATAAAATTACATACACAGTTTTAGAAAATAATGGAGCTGCTTCTGTTATTTTTGAGTTAGCGGGAACTGCCTCCGATGATATTCCGCTTTCGCTCACAACTCATACGGTATATGTTACTTCGGGGACAAGCGCAAGTCAAAGGTTTCAAGTATATAATCAAACAGCTTCTTCAAATATAACTTTAACAGATATTCTTGTTGAAGAACTCGGAGAGGATTGGAGTATAGGAATGTCTGACGGCTCAGCGCAAACAGCCACCAAGTATGCCGAAATCTTAGCATCGGGATGTAGAATTGTTTCCGATGATACAGCGACCCCTTATATAGGTGTTCAGCAAGATGTAGTAGAAATAGGTAAAAATTACAAAGGCTCAGTGTCGGTTACAAACTCCGACACCGGAAAAATCCGTGCAAACTTTGGGGGTGTTAATAGTGATAGTTTTATTGACGGCAGTAATACTTTTTATGCTTCTGAGACCTCTTCTATAAGCGTGACTTTTTTAAGGAATGCTACTGACGTAGACACTACTTTTACTCACGTTTCTGTAAAAGAAGTCGGACAGGGGTGGGAGGCCGAGGGCACAGGGTCTGGTGTTGTAACCTTCCCTAACGGAATGGCGAGGATTGAAACTGTAGCTGCTCCAAACTCGGCCTATATACGTCAGTATAGCGTGATGGAGGTAGGAAAATCCTATACTATGACGTACCGTATAGTAAGTAATAACGGTGGAACTCTATACAACTCCGGACAAACCCCCACCACAATGGACTCTACTGTAGGATCACACTCCGAGACCTTTATCGCCGGATCCTCCAATCTACTTATTAGCCGATCTGGGAACAACACAGACATCTCTATAACAAATATCACCCTCACCCAAGTGGGCGGTGGGAACTTAGAGCGTTGGTGGAGGATGAATGGAACGGATGACTCTTCATATATAGTAGCCAACCAAGCGCCTAATGGGACGGTAAATGATTTAGCTTTTGCAAATAGCCCACAAATAGAACCAGAAGTGCCATGACTATAGATGATTTTAGATATGCGGAGCTCACACAAACGGAAGCTCGTGGGATAGATTTTTCTCAAGTCCTAACCAACAGTTGGGATACTGCGCGATGGAACGACGATAGCAGTATGTGTATGGTGTGCTGGGTGGGAGAAACTCCTTCTACTATATCTTCTATACAAGGGTTAGCCACGAAGACGCAGGCTACGATGAGGACTGATTTAAGAACTCCAGGAAATAAATTTAAGAACGGAAAAGGCGATACCCCTTCTAAGAAGAAGGGAAAATAATTGTATTATCTTTGTGATATGAATTACTGGACAACACACACTACATGGTCGGGGAGTTTTACGTATAGTTTTAAAAAAAGAAATTAAAGTGCAGGTGGAGATTAAAGATACAATTAGCGTTATCGCAGCTAACGGAGGGGCTTTAGGAATTACCCTAACCCAGTGTAATCAGTTTTTACAAATGGTTTCTTTACTCTTAGCTATCTCATATACGGGATATAAGATATATAAGATCTTCGAAAAAAAATGAAGCTCGAGGTTATACGATTCAGCTCCCAAGCCGACTCTACCTCCGGACTCCTTTTTGAAACGACGCCTGTAGGGAGATCTTTCTTGTGCTACACCTTGGAGGATGAGTACCAGGCTTTAAAAGTAAAAGGAGAGACGCGTATCCCAGCTGGGGTATATGAAATAAAATTTAGAAAGATAGGTGGGTTGCATGCGAAGTACAGTAAAAAATATCCTGATATTCATCGTGGCATGCTTCATATCACTGATGTTCCTAATTTTGAGTATATTCTTATACATACCGGTAATACTGATGAACATACTGCGGGCTGTCTCATCGTGGGGGATTCTCAAGAAAATAATATCGTCACTGAAAACGGTTGGGTTGGGAAGAGCCGTAATGCTTATAAAAGGATTTATCCTCTGGTGGCGAAAGCTTTGGAGAGGGGAGAGAAGGTAATGATAAAATATACCGACTACGATGATTAATATTTGGGCCTCTATATTTGGAAAGGTAATAGAAAGTGCCGAAGGTATCCTCGACGAAGTTATCACAACTAAGGAGGAGAAGGAGACTATTAAGTTAGAGTTAAAAAAAATCTTACTGGAAGCGGAGCGTGAAGCTTTCGCTAAAGAGGTGGAGGACCGTAAGGACGCCAGGTCGTTATATAAAGACGACGCTTTGATACAAAAAATCTTAGCCGCTTTATTTACTATAGCATATTTCACTCTCTCATATATTATGTTTAAATACTTTGTGTTCCACGACGTCGTGCTTTCGGAGTATGAGATAGGGTTTATCTCTACGATATTTGGAGCCATGAGTGCCAAGGTAAATACCATAGTAGACTTTTTCTTTGGGGGCAGCTCAAAAGAAAATAAATAAACCTTATCTTTGCTGTAATATTTACTTAAATCTATTACAATGGAAAAGATTACAGATGCAGAGTTAAAGAGATTAAACGATCTCAACTCTGAGTTCAACACAATTAAAACTCAACTGGGCGATTTAACTCTACAGAAGCATGGTCTTGTGTTAAGAGTGCAAGAGCTAAAGGGCGAGTTCCAAACCGCGGAAGAGGGCTTGATGCAAACCTATGGAAAGGATGCCGTCATCAACTTGGAAACCGGGGAGGTGAAGCAAAAAGAAAATGGCGAAGATAAGTAACACTACAGTATACCCTACAGTAACCCCTGCAGATAACGACCTTCTTATATTAACCGACGCTACCGATTCGAATAAAACGAAGACGGTATTGATGAGCGGGGTGAAGTCTTATCTAAATGTTGATACGTTTAATGCTACAGGGACTGTTACTTCTACGCAAATATTAAACTCTTTCGCCATACCTGTCGTTCTTATTCAGGGTGTTGCGGGAAAACATATTGTCCCCATATCTATGGTGTTTACGTTTGTGCCCAACACCACCCCTTACACGACTGCTAACGAGGCATTGTTTACTTTGGGTACGCCGTCATCAGCTGGTACATGGAGTCGTATAACTAATGCGTACTATACGGGGTTAACTTCTAAAACTGCATTTAGTTTACCAAGCAGTTACAATACTTTTAACAACCCAGGTATTTATGCGTCAGGTGCCGGAAATGATAATTTCTTATATTCTACGACAGTAGCCGCCCCTACTGGGGGTGATGGGACTTTTACTTATAATATTATGTACAGACTTGTAAACGCGTAAGCTATGGCTAAAATTGAAAACACTACCGTCTATCCTTTAGTTACGCCTAACGCGTCTGACTTTGTTATTGGTACAGATACCAGCGATGACAACCGCACGGTATCGTTTAAAATATCTGATATCACTGCATCTGGAGGCTTACAAGATCTTCAGTCTGTTTTAGACACGCCAACAACTAACACGGGAGGAACCGCTGCTGGCGATATAAGCCTTACAGGAAACATTACTGTAAACGGAACAGTTTCCCCAATAACTATTACAGCAGCGGGAACGCCAGGATCTGCAGGGCAGATACTTAGCTCTACAGGAACAGGTATCCAATGGATCGCCGCTGCAGGAGCTCAAGACCTACAGGATGTTATAGCGGTTGACCCTAATACAACACTGGGTTTTGTAATGGACAACTGTGATATTGATACTACGGGAAGTATTAATATGTCTGGTGCGGCGCAGGTGTTAGCTTTAAGCACCAATACCGATATGACTTTAGCAGCAAATTGTGATATTACCACAGATGGAAATATTATATTAGGATCAGCTTCTGTATTAAACTTTAATGCTACGTCTAAAATAAATGACTCCACTGGCTCTACTGGAGCTGTAGGATCCATCCTTACTGTTGATGCAGCAGGGACAGGAGTAGAGTGGTCTACAGTAATCCCATCAGCTTCTATGCCTACATTACAGGAGGTCCTTAGTGCGGGTAATACAGCTACAGGGATAGGAATTTCTTTTGGTGGAGTTGGATCGGGATCTACCTACTCTGTGAGTTCTCCCATCAGCTCTTTCGCTCCAAATATCTGGCAGGGCACTAATTCATTTACGGCCAACGGAACTACAATTAGTACGGCGGGTATTGCTTTAAGCGGATCACTTTGGGACGGAGCGGCCACAGGAACATCAGGACAAGTCCTTACCTCTACAGCTACGGGAGTAGCGTGGGCAGACCTTTCAACGATTGGGGTGTCGAGTGTTAACGTGGTTTCCCCTCCTGTACCCGCAACACTTCCTTCAATGCCACTAACAATTACCCCGACTACGGGGGATGTTTTAATCAGATCAAATGTTTACGCCGGAGCTTCTCTTATAGGGTGCGTCCCCGCGGGAGGTACAGCCAGTACCTTCCTTCAGGGAGATGGCACATGGGCAACCCCTACGGGAGCGGTAACCTCAGTGAGTGTGCTCGCTTCAGGAACCTCTACAGGGCCAATAGACGCTATAAAAATAGCACCTACTACAGGACCTGTTCAGGTTCAGTCTAATGCTTTTGGAGGCGGAAACGCTGTAGGTCACGTACCGGATGCCACTGGAAATACTGCTAAATTTTTAAAGGGTGACGGAACATGGGCCGCCGCGGGAGGATCAGCCGCAGCCCCAGAGTGGGTGCAGACTATAGGTGTGGGAAACACAAAAGTTAACATGACGGCTTCTAATTATTATATGTCCAATGCTGCAGGTGCTGCCGGAGTTGAACCTAACACCTCGAATTGGAGTTTTGACTTTGGAGCGTCTCCCCCTTCCTCGGTAGGTCCAGCAGATGACCAACATGCTATGAGTATGGTTTATGCAAACAGCTCTGCTACAGGGTGCGCAACATCTTATCCTGACCACACCCTATGTGACGCCGCTATAATGTTCAGCACGAGCTACCCGGACACATTTTTTGTTACTCTCTGGAAGAGCACTCTGGCTGCTCATAGCGTTTATGAGGCAGTGCCAGCTGCTACATGGACGGAGGCTATTACAGCGGGAAATATAAATGCTACTCAAAACATGACAATAAGCGTTTCTGGCACAGAAATCCTTGAGCCGGGGTATGGGTTTTTTGCTACGGTACGGGCTGCTACTGGTGGCATACAGGGCTCTTTCGCTGCGAGGATAGTTCTTAAATTTAGTGGGTCGGTATAATTAAAATCAAATGAAATGGACATCAGGAAAATATCAATCGGCGCAGACTATAAGTCTGGCGCCATGCATTATATCGTAGGGCAAGACGTCTTAGGTGGAAGCCATACGATACATCTTATACAGGACCATAACGAAGGGTATAAAATTTGGATACAGAAATCTGAGGAAGTATATTTGTGGAAAGAGTTTAGAAAAACTCTACCCATTTCTTTAGAATTTAATATCAATTTTTAATGCAATCTCCTTTTAGCTTTATAGTAAAGGCATACAACGAAAGGAGGTACGACAATATTAAGGAGATAGGAGGGGTAGACTTTATCACCAGCGTGTCTAAAGAAGACCACACCGCATCCAATCGTTTCGCTACCGTAGTGGAAACACCACTAAAATATTCTGGCCCCATAAAAAAGGGGGACAGACTTCTCGTGCACCACAATGTGTTTAAGTATTATAACGATATGAGGGGGCGAGAGAAGAGTGGGAAGAGTTATTTTAAGGACGATATGTTCTTCGTAGATATGGACCAGTTCTTTATGTACCATAATGGTACACAATGGAACGCCCACGATAAGTATTGCTTTGTAAAACCTATAGACGCCAGGGAGTCCGTTATATATAAGCGCGGGGAAGAACCTTTAGTGGGGGTAATAAAGCACGGGAACGCAGAGTTAGAGGCTTTGGGAGTCAGGGAGGGAGACGAGATAGCTTTCGAACCCGAGAGCGAGTATCCTTTTTATATAGATGGAGAGAAACTATACAGGATGTTTACCAACAATATAATGATGATACTATGATATATGTTATAGATGATTTTTTGGAGCGCCCTATTTTAGATGTAGCTAAGAATTATTTAAACGACGAGCCTTTTGCAAAGGAGGTGGTCGGGGGAAAGAATTTTTACGTAAAAGAATCCCCTACAGATTTTACTAACTACGTAATAGACAGATTGACTGTTATAGAGAGACGCCCTTTGGTAAATATATTATCCTTCTTTAGAGAGGCTACCGATGAGCTCGATGTCTCATGGCGCATACATTCCGATTTGAATATTAATGGGCAGAAGCCAGACAGGGCTATAGTATTATACCTCTCTCCCCGAGAGAGAGAAGATCTGCATGGCACCGCTTTATGGGAGCACCATAGGTATGGTAAGGAGTTGCCCCACGATATCTCCGACGAAGAATACGATAGTATGATTAGAGTAGACTCGGAAGATTTAGATAAGTGGAGGTTGAGCTCAGTAGTAGGGTATGAAAAAAACAGACTTATATCTTATCCTTCTTCATACTTTCACAGTAAATATCCTAACGTATCTTGGAAAGAAGGGAGGCAGGTTTTTGTAATGTTTTATAAATTTAATTAATATGGGAGTACAGAAAAATATAGCCTCACTAAAAGTAAATACAGAGGCGCTAACAGAGAATTTAAAAAAGCTTATCTTAGAGGAGCAGCAAACCAGGGAGTTGGCTGTAGGTACCTTAAACCTTTTAAAGCTAATGCCTGGGTATGAAGAGGCTTTAGCGGAAATGAAAAAAAGCACCGAAGAAGATGGACACCAAGGAGATTAAATTACAGATCATAGAGGCGGGCGAAAAGGCTGTGCGACAATTAATTAAGGTAGCTAAAGAAGATATCATCAAGTTTGATAAGGACGATGAGTTGGCTGCGGATAGATTAAAGAACGCAGCGGCTACCAAGAAGCTTTGCATCATGGATGCTTTTGAGATATTAAAAAGAATAGAAGAAGAGAAAGCTCTTTTAGATGGGGCTCCTTTAGAAAATAAAACACATACCCCGAAAGGATTTGCCGAGTCAAGATCAAAATAGTTTATATAAGGTAGTAGAAAAAGCTATACCTAAACATGTGGTGGTAAATAAAAACCGTGCCCGCACATGGGCCTATGGCTATGACCCAAAATATGACCTCGTGGTTATATCTAAGACGGGCCAGATAGGAGAGGTGTATGAAATAAATGGTCTAAGGGTGGCTTTACCTAAAGCTCCCAAAGAAGTTTATTCTCGTTCTAAGAAAAAAGAAGAGCAATACTGGGAGCCTTTTGAATATAGCAAAGACTTAAAGCGTATTAAATCTATCTTTCAATGGCACTCTACCCCAAATACTTTTAAGTCTAAGTGGGTGGAATATATAGAGTCGGAGTTCGATAGGCGTGAGGAAGGGTTCTGGTTTTTAAACAACGGGACCCCTACATATATAACGGGAACGCATTATATGTACCTCCAATGGACGAAGATAGATGTGGGGCATCCTGACTTCCGGGAGGCTAATAGAATTTTTTATATTTTTTGGGAAGCATGTAAAGCAGATAAGCGTAGCTTTGGGATGTGTTACTTGAAGATACGTCGTTCTGGATTTTCTTTTATGAGCTCCAGCGAAGGCGTAAACCAAGCCACTATAACTAAAGACTCACGGATAGGAATACTTTCCAAAACAGGATCAGATGCTAAAAAAATGTTTACCGATAAGGTGGTACCTATATCTAACAACTATCCCTTCTTCTTTAAACCGATACAGGATGGAATGGATAAACCTAAGACAGAACTTGCTTATCGTGTTCCTGCTTCGAAGATTACAAAGAAAAACATGTATGAGGTCGAAGAGGAAGAGTTGGAGGGATTGGATACAACTATAGACTGGAAGAATACGGGAGACAATAGTTATGATGGAGAGAAGCTACAGCTGCTCCTGCATGATGAGAGCGGTAAATGGGATAAGCCAGATAATATATTAAACAACTGGCGTGTAACAAAAACGTGTCTTCGTTTGGGAAGTAAGGTTATAGGGAAGTGTATGATGGGCTCTACCTCTAACGCTTTAGATAAAGGTGGTAGAAACTTTAAAGCTTTATATGAAGACTCCTTCCCTTCCAAGCGCAACTCCAACGGTCAGACTAAAAGCGGAATGTATTGCTTATTCGTTCCTATGGAATGGAATATGGAAGGGTTTATAGATATGTATGGCATGCCTGTATTACGCACTCCGCCTAAACCTATAGTGGGGATTGATGGAGAGGATATAAATATAGGGGCTATAGACTACTGGGAGAACGAGGTGTCGTCACTTTCTCAAGACGCGGATGCATTAAATGAGTTCTACAGACAGTTCCCACGTAGCGAGTCTCACGCATTCAGAGATGAAAGTAAGCAGTCTATTTTTAATCTAACTAAAATATATCAGCAGATAGATTATAACGACTCCTTAATTATGGACCACCACCTTACGCAGGGTTCTTTCCGTTGGAAGGATGGTATAAAAGACTCCACGGTGATATGGTCTCCTGATAAGCGCGGTAGATTTTTAGTGGGATGGACTCCGCCTCCTCATATGCAGAACAGGGTGGAGGTGCGTAATGGGAGAAAATATCCAGGCAACGAACACTTAGGGTCTTTCGGATGTGACTCTTATGATATATCTGGGGTCGTAGTAGGTAAGGGGTCGAATGGATCTTTGCATGGCCTTACGAAGTTTAATATGGATGAAGCTCCAAGCAACGAGTTCTTCTTGGAATATATAGCCCGCCCACAAACGGCAGAGATATTTTTTGAGGAAGTGCTTATGGCTTTAGTCTTTTATGGTATGCCTATCCTGTGTGAGAATAACAAACCGCGTCTCTTATATCATTTAAAAAACAGAGGGTACAGAGGGTTTTCTTTAAACAGACCTGATAAAATATACACCAAGCTTTCGCGTACAGAGAAAGAACTTGGCGGCATACCGAACACCTCCGAGGATGTAAAGCAATCTCACGCAGCCGCTATAGAGTCCTATATAGAAAAGCATGTGGGGATGGATATGGCGGGGGAATACCGAACTAAAGAGGACATGGGAACTATGTATTTTCGTCGTACCTTAGAGGATTGGGCGAAGTTCGATATAACCAACAGAACTAAGTTTGACGCCTCTATAAGTAGTGGTTTATCTATTATGGCTAACCAAAAGCATTTATACACCCCTGCTACAAAGAAATCAAAAATAAGCATTAACTTTGCAAAGTATAATAATAGTAGTACAACAAGTCAATTAATTAGATGAAGGGACTCCAGATAGATATTAAGTCTGCTACCTTCCCGAACCAGTTTGTTTCTGACTCTGAGAAAGCAACAAAAGAATTTGGGTTGCAGGTAGGTCAAGCAATACAGTATGAATGGTTCAGGAGGGATGGATTATCCTGTAGGTTTTATAGTCAGTTCCAAGAGTTTCATAAGCTAAGACTTTATGCTCGCGGAGAACAATCTGTGGCTAAGTATAAAAACGAGTTGGCTATAGATGGAGATTTATCTTACCTTAATTTAGACTGGACCCCTGTACCTATTATACCTAAGTTTGTAGACATCGTAGTAAACGGTATGTCCGATAGGCTGTTCGATGTGAAGTGCTATGCTCAAGACGCTCTGTCTGCAGAGAAGCGTAACGAGTTTCAAAACTTAGTTCAAGGCGATATGATCGCTAAGAAGCTATTTATGCAGATAAGAAAAGATTTCGATGTAGATCCCTTTACGGTAGATCCGGGACAGCTTCCTGAGAACGACCAAGAGATGGAGCTATATATGCAACTTAACTACAAGCCTTCTGTAGAGATAGCTAATGAAGTTGCTATAAACACTATGCTTGAAGAGAGTCATTATAATGACACTCGCAAAAGAGTAGACTATGATATAACTACTTTAGGGCTCGGTATAGCAAAGCATGTTTTCCAGGAAGGGGACGGGGTAAGGGTAGAGTATGTAGACCCAGCCAATGTGGTGTATAGCTATACCGAAGATCCGTACTTTAAAGACTGCTTCTATTGGGGAGAGCTTAAGACAATTCCTATTACAGAGGTTTTAAAGATCAACCCCGATCTTACTGAAAAAGATTTAGAAGAGATATCTCAGTACAGCCAATCGTGGTACGACTACTATAACGTAGCCGCTATGTATGAGAACAGTATGTTCGCTCGAGACACATGCACCCTCCTATACTTTAATTATAAGACGACAAACAGTTTTGTATATAAGAAGAAGGAGATGAAGGACGGGAGTTTTAAAACGGTAGAGAAGGACGATCAGTTTAACCCTCCCGATGAGATGATGGAAGAGGGGAAGTTTGAAAGGGTAGAGAAGCGTATTGATGTATGGTATGAGGGTGTCATGGTTATGGGAACTAACATTATCCTAAAGTGGGATATGATGAAGAATATGGTTAGACCTAACTCAGCAAATCAGTTTGCTATGTCTAACTATGTAGCCTGCGCTCCACGTATGTACAAAGGTGTATTAGAATCTTTGGTACGTAGGATGATTCCTTTCGCCGACCTTATTCAAATGAGTCACCTTAAAATCCAGCAGGTAGTAGCCCGCGTAGTTCCTGACGGAGTATTTATAGACGCGGATGGTTTGAATGAGGTGGACTTAGGAACGGGAAATGCTTATAACCCTGAAGATGCTTTACGCCTTTACTTCCAAACGGGTAGTGTAATAGGTAGAAGCTATACTCAGGATGGAGAGTTTAATAACGCTAAGGTTCCTATTACTCAACTAACCTCTAATAGCGGAGCTTCTAAGATGCAGATGCTTATAGGAAACTATAACCACTATTTAGATATGATCCGCGCGGTAACGGGACTTAACGAAGCGAGAGATGGAAGCACCCCTGACCCTAACTCTTTAGTAGGGGTACAGAAATTAGCTGCTTTAAATTCCAATACCGCTACGCGCCATATCCTTCAAGCAAGTCTATTTATTACAAAGACTTTAGCGGAGGCTTTATCTCTTCGTGCGGCAGACGTTTTAGAGTATGCGGAGTTCCGTGATGAGTTTGCTATGCAGATAGGGAAATACAACCTTGGTATCTTAGAGGAGATTAAGAACTTATACATCTATGACTTTGGGATCTTTATTGAGATGTCTCCTGACGAAGAGCAGAAGGCACAGCTTGAGGCTAATATACAGATGGCTCTTTCTCAAAAAGATATAAGCTTAGAAGACGCTATAGATATTAGGCAGATAAGAAATTTAAAGCTCGCTAACCAATTACTTAAAGTTAAGCGTAAGCAGAAGCAAGAGCAGATGCAGCAGATGGAAGCTCAGAAGCAACAGATGCAAGCTCAAGTTAACCAGCAGTCACAACAGATGGCGGCACAGGCGGCTATGCAAAAGCAGCAGATGGAGACGCAAGCTAAGATGCAGCTACAACAAGCGGAAGCGGCTATGTCTATAGAGAAGATGAAGAATGAAGCGGCCCTTAAGCAACAGCTTATGGCGGTAGAGTTCCAATATCAGATGCAGCTTAAAGGCGTAGAGCAGTCACAGATAGACGCCCGAGAAGAATCTCGTGAGGTAGGTAAGTCTGAGCGTATAAGCCAGGCGAATACGGAGCAGTCTAAATTGATACAGCAGCGCAAGAATAATACTGCGCCTATCAACTTTGAATCGAATGAAGATAGCTTAGATGGGTTTGACTTTTCGGAGTTTAACCCACGCTAAAGTTATTAGGAATATATACACTAACTTTGTAAAAATTAAATCAAATGGATAACGAAAAATTTGTTGTTAAAGAAGTTTCGGAAGTAGAACAAAAGTCTAAAGCACAAGTTGAAGAGGAACTACTTCAAAAACATGAGGAGCAATTTACCGCTACTGAAAGTGTTGAAGATGTGGAAAAGGTGGACACCACTGCAGAGGCAGAAGGTGCGCAGCCAGAGCCAGAGACACAGGAAGGAGTTGGATTAAAAGACGAAGACGTTCTTGAGTATATCAAGAGCAGATACGATAAAGAAATAAACTCTGTCGATGAGTTGTTTGCACAGACAGAAGCAAACGAGGAATTGCCAGAGGATGTTTCAGCGTTCTTTAAATATAAAAAAGAAACCGGTAGAGGATTCGATGACTACGTAAAACTGCAAAAGAATTACGAAGACATGGATGGAGATACCGTAATAGCTAACTACTATTCTCAAACCGAGGAAGGGTTGGATGAAATCGATATTCAAGATATCATAGAAGATAAGTTTGGATACGACGAAGACCTGGATGAGGAAAAGGATATTAAGAAGAAAAAGTTAGCGCATAAAAGAGAACTTGTAAAAGCGAAGAAATTTTTCAAGGAGCAACAAGAACAGTACAAGATCCCTCTTGAGTCAAGTGGGGGTTTCAGTTCGGAGGAGCAAACGGAAGAGTTTAATCGCTATAAGAGTTATGTTGAGGAATCAACTACTCGAGAGGAGCAAATGAAAAAGAGGTACGACTGGTTTGTCGACAAGAGCAATGAGGTGCTCAACGATGATTTTAAAGGTTTTAATTTCAACGTAAACGAGAAGCAGTATACCTTTAAACCAGGCGATGGTAAAGAGTTGTTCAATAAGCAGAAGGATGTAAATAATTTTGTAAAACCTTATTTAGATGCTGACAGCGGGATGATGAAAGACGCAGAGGGATACCACAGAGCTATGTCTATAGCGATGAATCCTGATAAGTTCGCCCAGTTTTTTTATGAGCAAGGTAAAGCGGAAGCCATAGATGATGTATCTAAAAAATCAAAGAACATCGATATGGTGCGCCAAGCCCCTCAATCGTTTAACAAGAATGGTCTTAAGATCAGACAGGTTGGCGATACTTCGAGTGGAAAAGGACTCAAAATTAGAAGTATAAAAAAAGTTTAAAAATTAAAAATTAGAAAAAATGGCTGTAAATGCAACGCCAGGATTTAACTTGATTCCTTCAGCGGAACGAGTAGCACTGGCCTCAAACTATATTACGGACTTCGATTTCATGAATCAGTATCTTCCTGATACTTACGAAAAGGAATTTGAGCGTTACGGTAATAGATCGATCTCTTCATTCTTAAGAATGGTGGGAGCGGAAATGCCTTCTAACTCTGACATGATTAAGTGGGCAGAGCAAGGAAGACTTCATATTAAATACACTAATGTCACTCTTGACGCAACAAACGCGACGACTGGAGTGTTAACTGTAGGTGATGACCTTACTCCAACTATACCAGGTGGAGGTACTACTACTGCTGGACAAGGCGGTATTGCGGTAAGAAAAGGGCAGACAATTATGATCTCGGACAATACTGCTGGATCTAACCTAAGCAACAAAGCTGTTGTTACTGACGTAGACTACGCGTTAGGTACTATTAATGTATCTTTCTACGAAGCTCTATCTGTAGTCCCAGCTACTCCATCTACATTAACTGTTTGGATCTACGGTTCTGAGTTTAAGAAAGGAACTGCTGGAATGGAAAACTCTTTAGAGTCTGACGATTTCATCTTCGAGAACAAGCCTATTATCATTAAGGACAAGTACGAAGTATCTGGTTCTGATATGGCTCAGATCGGATGGATCGAAATTACTTCTGAAGATGGAGCTAACGGATACCTATGGTACTTAAAGTCAGAGCACGATACAAGACTTCGTTTCGAAGACTACTTGGAGACTGCTATGGTAGAAGCTGTACCAGCGGCTTCAACTTCTGGTGCTGCTGTCCATTTCGGAAACGCTGCAGGAACGGACTCTCAGGGTGGATCTCAAGGTGTATTCTATGTAGTAGGAGAGAGAGGTAACGTATACGGTGGGGGTAACCCAGTTGCGTTAGCTGACTTCGATTCTATTATTCAGAGATTAGATAAGCAAGGTTCTATTGAAGAGAATGTTCTTTTCCTAAACCGTCAGTTCTCTTTCGATATGGACGATATGTTGGCTGCTCAAAACTCTTACGGAGCGGGTGGTACTTCATACGGACTCTTCGATAACGACGAGGATATGGCTCTAAACTTAGGTTTCACTGGCTTCCGTAGAGGATATGACTTCTACAAGTCTGACTGGAAATACCTTAACGATGCTACTATGAGAGGTGGTTTAGTAGGTGGCGCTATCAACGGACTATTAGTCCCTGCTGGTTCTACTACTGTATATGACCAAATCTTAGGTAAGAACGCTAAGCGTCCATTCCTACACGTTAGATACAGAGCTTCAGAAACTGAAGATAGAAGATACAAGACTTGGATCACTGGTTCTGCTGGTGGAGCGAGAACATCTTCTTTAGATGCTATGGAGGTTAACTTCTTGAGTGAGAGATGTGTGTGTACTTTAGGTGCAAACAACTTCTTCTTATTCCAGAACGCATAACATAAAATGATGGAAATGGGGGAGGGGAATCCCTCCTCCCCTATTTTTTTAACTTGAATTAAATTTTAATAAAATGAAAAAGAAAACAGTTTTTACGTCTAAGGCGTACAGATTAAAAAATGACAAAGCGCCATTAAACTATATGTTGTCTTCGCACAACACAAGTAGATCTCCCTTGCTTTATTTCGACGAGGAAACAGGTGTTAACCGCCCCCTTCGTTATGCACGAAATCAAAAGTCTCCCTTCGTAGATGAACAAGATGGTAATGCTATTTTAGAACCTATCGTTTTTGAAGACGGTATGTTGATGGTAGAAAAAGCCAACCAAGTTCTTCAAAAGTTTTTATACTACCACCCAGGTAGAGATAGAGTCTTTGAAGAAGTCGATAATGAGAAAGATGCTTCACAAGATGTTACTTCATTAGAGATGGAGATAGAAGCGCAAATTATTGCTAAAGATCTTACGTTTGAGAAATTACTTTCTGTAAGTAGGATTCTTATAGGAGGAAATATAGAAAGATATAGCTCTGCAGAACTTAAGAGGGATATTCTTTTATATGCTAAACATCATCCTTACGACTTTATGGAGGTAGTAAACGATCCTGATTTAGAGTTCGATGATGAGGTAAGACAATTCTTTGATGAAAAGCTCTTATCTTTACGAAACAATAAGAAGGATGTATACTTCAACCTTAAAGGAAATAAAAAGAAAATGCTTACCGTTCCTTTCGGAGAAGACCCTTACCACGTAGTGGGGTCTTACTTAAAGACGGACGAAGGCATAGAGATATACCAAGGACTTTCTAAGTTACTAAATAAATAAACAAAACCATGATAGATTTTATCGTAGAATTTTGGGCAGAATTGCTAATCGCAGTAATGGCCCTGGCAAAAGTAGTAGTAAACCTTACTCCTACAGAAAAAGACAACCAAGTATTCGGTTGGATAGATAACCTTATAGGATACTTAATTCCAGATAGAAGGAAGAAGTAAATCAAACTTAAGAGGGGGCTCAAACGGGCTCCCTTTTTTGTTGTATCTTTGTTTTTTATTAACCCATTAATTTTTTTACAATGGACAAATTTATCTCAGTACCTGTTACAGGCGAAACAAACTTCTTAGTAAGTGTTTCAGATGTAATAGCTATACAAATTGGTGATGCCGCTGGATCTAATCCAACAACTGCTACAACTATTACTTATAACAGTGGTAATAAAGTAACGCCTACTCATGCTGCTGTAACAGGCAATGAATTTAGAGACTCTTTGCAAAGCGCTATGACAGCGGCTCTTGCTACGTCGTGGACTAATGTAGTTGCAGACTATGTTCCACCGACAGCAGTTTCTGCTATAGCCGTTGTATAATTATGACTAAATACGTTGACGTTCAAGTTCCTATTTTAGCTGGCTCTACTGCAACAGGGCCGGCAAAAGTGGTATTTACAAATAGTAGTACAACTACAGCTGCCGCAGACGGTAAGCTTACCGATACGGGTGGTACCCCAAACTTCACTGCGAATGTAGTGGTGGGTGACTATGTATTTGTTACTACAGGGATTAGCGGTTTTCCGGTTAGATCCTTTTCTATTGTTACCGCAGTAGACAGTGACTCTGTTTTATCTATTTCAGGTAGAGGTAATACTGGAGTGACAGGTTTGTCAGCTTCAGGAACTGCCTATACTATTGTAGCTGCAGCTAATGTATACGATTGTGACCTTAGTGGTGGTGGCTTTATCCAGCTTAATCGTCCTTCAGGCGTTCAGGTAGATGATGTATGGTGTAACACTACTACTAACTTAAACTACAGAGTTACCGAAGTAGTGAGTAGCACTAAAATAAAGTTAGACACTCCAGGAGCTTGTATAGTAGGAGATGATTTTTTCCTTTTAACAGACAGAGCTGAAGGCGGTAACTACAAAGTAAGAGTAGATAACGCTACACTAATTAGAGGTAACGCTTCTAATGGTCAAACTACTGTTCACTACAAAAGAGGATCAACAAGTCAAAAGCTGGCGATGGATTTAGGAGACGCTCCTTCTTCTGCAAAAGATGTATTCTCTACGCAGTTTAAGAAGTCTGCAGAAATGGTTATGCAAGATAGCTGGAAGTACGCTTCTATTACGATGCCTTACGTTCCGTCTGACGGAACACAGGGTATACAGTGGATAGCTACTTTTACTTACTCTTAATTCCTGAATCATGGTAAAATTTTTACAAGTAGATACAGCGGCTAACGGGAATATGATAGCTCCTCTTAAGGACCTTATTTTCATAGATGCTTTTAGCACCACTCAGGTTCGATTTGTTTATAGCAATGCATATCAAGACTTAAATCAAATTAAGCTTGATCACGCTGCTGATGCAAATGCTGATGAAGAGGTTGGGAGCATGGTTGACGCTTTAAGAAAGATTGTTATAGACGTTGCTAAAGGAAGATGGAGCACTCCTGTAGTGAATATAACGAGCCTTCTTCCTAAACCCATTACGAATATAATTATAGATTAAAGATCATGTATAAATTTCTATACCTCCCCATTGGCGATGCAGCAGCGAATCTTGCTCCAGTGCTAATTGACGTCACTAATATTAAGGTGGTGGATAAGCAGAGTCTTACTGTGACTCATTTAAAGTACTCTACTTTTCAGTCCCATGATTTTGTAACTCTTACTACAGTAGAGGATGATTCAGGTCACGTTCTTCAAAACTGGTTGGTGGAGGAGATAAGAAAACTTCTCTCTACCGGATATACCGGCACGGGGCCTTTATTAACACCTCCTCTGGCTATAGCTTCTATTGCTATAAGCTAAAGGTTAACACACACTATTAGAAAGGGGCTCCAAAAAATGGGGCCCTTTTTTTTTGTGCTATCTTTGTAAAAATAATTTTACACTATGCCAGCTTCAATAAATGCGGTGCGAAATACGGTGTTGGCTATAGCTAACAAAAATAACTACGGATATATCTCACCCCAAGATTTCAACCTCTACGCTAAACAGGCGCAGATGGATATGTTTGAGGATTACTTTTATCAGTACAACAACTGGATAAATAGAGAGAACGCACGATCTTCGGGTACAGGTTATGCAGATATAATAAAAAATATAGAAGAGGTTATAGACTCCTTCTCTGTGCAGGCGTTCTTAGCTCAGCTAAACCCTGTAGCCGTACCTAATGTACCCTCTGGTTTATCAGGGTCTGCAGTGTATTCATTACCAGACGATTACTATCTTATAAATAAACTTTATAGATATCCTAAGCGTAGAGTAAGTGGAACCACTTCCAATTCTATTCTGGGCTCCACCCTCCTTATAGACAGCTCTCGAGATTTCTTTACTACAGGTGTACAGCCAGGAGATATCGTGATAAACACGAGCGCTACAGGCGCTGCTCCATATCCCGCTACAGGGGCTCCTGGATTGCAGGGGTGGGTGCAGAACATTTCTAATACAGCGTCGCCCGCTGGATCGAGTATAGTGTGCTCTGCTTCTTTATTTGTAGACCCTGCAGGTGCGGGAGGAGAAGGATATGCTATATATGACGCTAATAATATTGTAGAGGTAGAGAGGGTAAGCCAAAGGAAGATATTCAATCTTACCAGCAGCAACCTCACTTACCCTACACCACAGTACCCATGCTATGTTTTAGATGGGAATTTAATATCTGTATACCCTACCATATGGGATGGTCTTAATGATCCTTTTACTATAGGAGATGGGATGGGGCCGTGCGATGTTAAGGCTCAATACATCCGCTACCCTCGTAATCCTAATTGGACTTTCGCTTCATTGGTAGGTGGAGAACCTCTATTCGATCAATCTCAGAGTGACTTCCAAGAGTTTGAATTACCGTCTTCTGACGAGCCTTCTTTAGTGGCGAAGATATGCCAGTATGTGGGTATAGAAATAAGGGAAGCGGAAGTAGTACAGTTTGGTCAAACTGAAGAACAGGTAGATACTCAAGAAACAAGCTAAAGATTATGGCGTATATAACAGATTACGAATACTACGAAAACAACCAAGTCTCTCCACAAGATGAGAACTGGGGGTCGTATCAATATGTCACATTAGACGATATTGTCAACAACTTTATGTTGATGTATCAGGGGAACAATGAGCTTATAAATAACATCAGTAGGTATCAAGTTCTATTCTTTGCTAAGAGAGCTATACAAGAATTAAACTATGACGCTATGAAGGAAATAAAAATCCTTCAGCTACAAGTAAACGATCAGTTGCGTTTTGTTTTACCTCCTGACTATGTCAATTGGGTAAGGATTTCTTTGTACAAGAACGGCGTCCTTATGCCTCTCACGGAAAATATCCAAACCAACTGGAGTGGAGCTTACCTTCAAGACAATGAGTACAGGGTTTTATTCGACGCGTATGGGGACGTTCTTAAACCCAATGACTCTCAGTTAGACTTAGATAGAATTACAGGGCAGAAGAAAAGCATATACTTAAACGCAGGCAGTCCATACAATGGGGCTATGGGTTATCTATATGAGGGTGCTTGGTATTTCGATTATCAGATAGGAGCAAGGTTTGGTTTAAATACTGAGACGGCTAATAGTAACCCTACTTTTAATATTAATAAAAGAGCGGGAGTAATAAACTTTAGCTCAGGCATGGCCGCGGAGTCAGTGGTATTAGAATATATCTCTGACGGGATGGAGAAAGGGAAAGACTCTAAGGTAAGTGTGAATAAATTATTTGAAGATTATATCTATGCAGCCATTAAGTATTCTATTTTAAACAATAGACTGTCGGCGCAGGAGTACATTATTAATAGAGCGCGGAAAGACAAATCGTCTTTACTTCGTAACGCTAAACTTAGATTAAGTAACATGCACCCTGGTAGACTCCTTATGAATATGAGGGGACAGGCTAAATGGATAAAGTAATATGCTGATACAAACTAATTTTATTGCTGGTAAAATGAACAAAAGCGTCGACGAACGCTTAGTTCCTGTAGGCGAATATGTAGATGCATTAAATGTACGCTTGGGTTCTACTGAAACGACAGAGATCGGGGCGGTAGAAAACTCTAAGGGTAACACCAACCTTACCCCTAATATTGAGTACAACGGAAATCCTCTATCGGCTAACGCGCGGTGTATAGGCGCTTTTGAAGATGGTATGGCGGAAACTATATATTGGTTTGTTTACGATCCAGGTGACCCTGCAACAGGGCAAGTGGAGGTAGATATGATACTATCATATAACACTAACACCAATACATTATTATATCATGTTGTCAGTACAGAGGTCCTTAACTTTAATCCGACATACCTTATCAACGCGGTAAATAAAATTGAGAATCTCTTATTCTTTACCGATGACCTTAACCCTCCGAGATATATTAACGTAACCAGAAACTACCCTGTACCAACAGGTTTGAGTGACGGTATTGAAGAGGAAGATATCAGCGTTATTGTTAAACCCCCTGGTTTTGAGGATGTAAATCCTACTACGGGCACCCAACCTCTTAGAGCTCCACACGTAGAGCTTGTGAACATAGGTCAGGGAGACTATATGGAGATGCGGTTCTTACGCTTTGCGTACCGCTATAGATATTTAGACGGAGGGTACAGCGCTACCTCTTTGTTTACTAACCCAGCCTTTGAGCCTAAAGACTTTGCTTTTAGCCAAGAGACGTTTAAAAACGTCGGCATGATAAATAGGTTTAATGCTGCTAACGTTTGGTTCTCTACAGGATCTGAAAGGGTAAAAGAGATACAGCTCTTATATAAAGATACCGCCAGTAACAATATTTTTATTATTAAGAACTATAATAAAGCTGAGCTGGGTTTACCTAATGACTCTTTTGAGCAGGAACAGTTTAGCAACAGTAAAATCCTTACACTATTAGGATCGGATGAGCTTCTTAGGTTGTACGATAATGTCCCACGAAGAGCTAAAGCTCAAACGATTCAGGGCAATAGATTGATGTATGGAAACTATATCGACCAGTATGATGTGGTCAACAGAGAGGGTGGGGATTCTATACAGATGCAGTACCAGCTATCTCCCAGCACGGAGAGCATAGACGTAACCCCATTGCCTCCTGCCACAGGATCTAATGGGACCTACAGTATAGACCCAGCAGCTCCAGGGACAGTAGTTGCAGCCGCTACAGCAGGGTTTGATCTCTCTTCCATTACTACGCCTATTCTACCAGGAACGTATTTCCGTTTCTTCTTGGCGATGCAAAACGTTCAGAGTACGCGAAGCGGAGCCGATGCTCAACCAGCCTCTGTGGTGGTTCCTGATTTTACTATAACATTAAACTTCATTGCTCCGGTACAATATAGTACGGTGAATGAGATGCTTACCTCGCAAGAGTTCGCGTCGGCTGTGGGGGCGGATAATAGCTTCCAGCAACTTATCCCTTATACTACTCCTACACCACCAGCTTATCCTCCAACGGAAAACCCTGCAGGAAATGGGGGTACTTTAACAGACTTGTTTAATGCAGCTTTGCCATACGCATGGCAGAACGCTACTACAAGCAATTATTTATTACTCGTCGACACGGCTGTTACCAGCGCGTGTACTGTGGCGGGTATGTCTCCCTTCCCCCCTACAGCCCCTGTGTGTACACAACAGAGCTTTACTTTAAACGTAGGAGTGTCTTCCTTTACTCTTACAGCTCCTGCGGCTACATACTATTTTAACTCTACCCCTGAAACTATTCAGTATGAGTACTTTGCTTTTAATTTAGCGGATACTAATGGTATAGTGCAAACTACCGCAGAGCGCGGAAGTTTACACAGCTATAGAGACTACGAGGTGGGGGTGGTATATATGGATGAGTATGCCAGATCTTCTACCGTTCTTACCAGTCCAAACAACAATGTATTTTTCCCTGCCAGCACATCGGTATTAAAAAACAAAATAAAGGTAAACCTACAAAATGTTGCTCCTTATTGGGCAAAGTACTATAAGTTTGTGGTAAAGCCAAGCCAAGGAAATTATGAAACTATATGGAGTAGTTTAGTTTTCCAACAAACTGGAGCCGCTACTGATGAAGGTCCTACTCCTTTTAAACCTGATTTAGAAAGCTTTTGGTTTAGACTCGAGGGGGATAGCCAAAATATAGTGTCTGTAGGGGATGTGCTTACCGTAAAGCGCGATGCCAATGGTCCTATTCTACAGCATGCTACGGCAGAGGTATTGGATAAAGAGGGTTTGTATTCAGGCCAAATTAATGACACCAACCCTGCAGGTATATATATGAGGTTGAAGTCAAGTGGATGGAACGCTATAGGCGACAACACTACGCCGAACATAAACTCTGATGTAACCTCAAATAACTCTGAAATAGGTGATTGCTCTCAGATCGCTCTTATCCCTCCCGCTTCTTCCCCTGCTATTGTAGGGTCTATCCCTGCGGGTAGTACGGTGCGGGTGGCCTCTACAAATCAAAGGCTTACAAATAATGGGGAATGCGAATCAAAACAAATTATTTGGGATAGTGGAGACATGCTGGTAGATCAAAACTATGATAATATTTACGCGTGCCTTATGGGTTTAGGTTTTGAGACCTTGGTTCAACCAAACTCTACAAACATTATACCTCCTGTTTTAGGAGATCAAGAGATTGAATTTGACCCAGTTCTTTACACCTTTGGGGCAGGTCCAGATACTGTCGGAGGCACTTGTTTTACTTCTAAAATTTACGTCACTCAATCGGGAACCGACTACTTTATAAAAAGCAAATCCATGATCCCTACATGTACGGAAGCTACGGTTGGGTTTGATTGGCAAACAGATTCTCAAACCCAGTTAGAAGTAAATATAAACTATTCTTCTGGAACCTTCTGTTTTGAAACAGAACCTGACGCCGTAGACCCGAATTTATTCTACGACGCTTCGCAAATGATGAGAGTGAAAAAAAGTATTACACCAGGGGACGATAATTTTTATCACGAAGCTGCACAAATTTGGAATCCACAGACACAGTTTTATACATTAGAACCTGGTGGACAAAACCAAACTTTTAACCTGCCTTTAGAAACAACCTTAGATTTTATAAACTGCTACACGTTTGGTAATGGGGTAGAGAGTTTTAGAATAGAAGACCGTATAGAGGGGAGATTTTTTAGGTTGGGAGATAGGGTTATGGCGGAGTCTAACCAAACCTTTAGCGAGGCGGATAGGTTCGCGGGGATGACATACAGCGGGGTCTTCAGCAATGGGTCAAGCTTTAATAATTTAAACGAGTTTAATTTAGGGCTGGTAAACTATAAAGACTTAGAAACCAATTTTGGTCCTATACAGGTTTTACATTCTCGTGAGACAGATATACTGGTACTGCAAGAAGATAGAATTTCATATGTCCTATCAAGCAAGAATGTTATTACAGATTCTACAGGAGGAGGGGCTATAGCTTCTGTGCCTGAAGTTTTAGGAACGCAGATAGCTCGCATAGAGGAGTATGGAATAAGTTTCAACCCAGAAAGTTTTGTTCAGTGGGGACACAGTATGTATTTCACTGACGCTAAGAGAAGTGCAGTTCTGTCTTTAACGGGAGCCAGTAGAGGGTCTGATCAGTTACAGGTAATTTCTCAAATGGGGATGCGGTCTTATTTTAGGGATCAATTTACCGCTCAAATTACTACTCAAAAGTTGGGAGGGTACGACCCTTATATGAATGAGTATGTACTGGGGATGAATAGCCTTCAGATACCTATGCCATTGGTAGAGTTTCCGTGCGGGCAAGAGGCAAGTCAAAACGCTACCGACCAAACGTTAAACTATACCGTTAACTTTGGCTCTTTAATTGGTCAAATAGATATCCCATACAGTATAACTCAGGGGTCTATTATTATAAACGTCACTTGGAACGGTGTGACTACCAGCACAGGGGTGGTAAGCACTAATGGAACTTTGTCTTTTAATAAAACGTCTTCTAACCCCACAACAGCAACGTTTAGTATAGTGCCTTATAGCGCTGGTTTACCAGGAAATGTGCCTGCTACTTATAGCTTAACTCCTGGGTGCCCTCCTCAAGATGAGGTGACGTTAATTCAAGTTGTAGTAAACGGTAACAATTATATAAACCAGGGCATTCATATTGAGTATGAGTGGACTGACGGGGTTACAACAAGCCCTGTCTCACAGGTGCCTGTAATTATGCAAGGAGGCATTGCTACTTCTTTATATCAACAGCAAACGGGGCCTATGTCACAAGGGATATTCCCATACGATGGGTCTAATATTACCCTTAGAACAAACAAAATTTCACCTGACACCTTTGACTTTAACCCTACTCTGCATAAGTTTAGAATACTGTCAAGCAACACTTTGTATGCCAATACCGTAGCAGATATGACGGCTTTACTGGCTGCGGCAAGTGAGATAGTTCCTATAACAAACCCTTCAACTGCTATCTTCCAAGCTACAGAGACAGCTTTTGCTATGTCTGGAGCTAACGATTATCTATACCTTGTTTGGGATTTCAGAAACGCTACAGAAGACCAGTTGTGTTATAGCGCTGCAAGCGCTGATGACGCGTGTTGTAATTGTACGACAGCTTGCAATAGATGTTGGTTCAGCCCTGGACAACAGACGCAAATACAAGCGTGTGCGGTAGACACGAATAGTTTTGGAAGTAACCAAATAACATTTACAGGAGCGGGACCGATACCTGTTATAGGAGATATTGTGTATGCAGCAGGTAACGTTTCTTGTCAACCGTCAGTGGGTCTTGGAACTCCAGGGTTCTATATAGTAGACCCATCTCAACCTTCCGCGGCCAGCCCTAAGAATTGGATTCAGGTAGGGCCAGGAGGTGTAGTTACAAATTCAGGAACATGTTAAAAAATTAAATTATGCCAATTCCTTCAACTTTTTATTACGACAGTACAGTATTTTGTGACGCAACAGATATATGGACGGACCTCGCGTTAATCACGCCATCTGCGGACGGGTGGTATCAGGTAGGCGGCGTGTATCGCCAGAAGCTTAGCGGTGTCTTAGGACCCTGTCAAGCCTGTCCTGAGTGCGGCACAGGTTTTATTGATTGCGATGGAACTGTTTATGGAGCTGGAACTACAGGTAAATACGTAGTAAACTTTAATGTAGGAACAGGAGTGGGAGCAGTAGTTATTGCTTTTAACCCTGTATCTCAACCCGATAAATGTACGTGGACCTATGATGGTTTATCTGCTTCAGAATATTCTTCTCGCCCTTATGGATATAGGCAGGGTGTAATAGGAGATGAAACTACTGGCGGAACGATAGGGCTTACAAATTTATTAGGAAGTAATGGGGCTACATATACTGGTAACTTATATTACTATAACTCCTCAATTTCGTCTTTTGTAATTTCTCCTCCTTCGGGCTCTGAAACTTTAGGCCCTTATCTACCACAAGCCACTTACCCCGCGGTAGGGGGGGTGGATCTTACCGCAGGAGGATACAGCGCTCCTTCGTCATTGGCATATATGGTTGTGCCTAAAACAAATCCTTTAGTAGAATTTGTTCAAATAGAAGTTGAAGCTCCAGGCCCCACTACAGTATGGAGCCTTACCGCTTATTGCCCTAAATCTCTTAACCCATTCCCATACAATCCTGTTTCAGGAGGGAGTTGCACTTCTTTAAGTAAAGTTATGTACACATGTTCGGTATCAGGAAATGGAACAAACAGTATGTTGGGATTAAATGACTGGGCGTTTGAAAATTACACGGGAGAAACACCCGTATCTGCGGGGGTATACCCTGTTGAAGATGGAGACGGTGTAACAAAATGTGTTACCGTTGACGCTAATGGAACTATCACCAATATTACCACTGGGCCATGTACAACAAATTGTTAATATAAAACACTATGGCAGATAAAGCAGCTACACTATCGTACTCGGAAGACTCCAAAGGATGGCCGTCTTTCTACTCTTACCTACCTGATTATATGATCGGGATGAATGGATATTTCTATAGCTTTGGCCCTACTACCAATGATGACGGGAGCGTCAGTGGAGGGAATCTATATCGACATAATGTAAACGAAACCAGGAACGAGTACTACGGAGTTCAATATGACTCTACCATTACGGGAGTGTTAAACATTGAGCCTAAGACTATTAAGCTCTTTAAGACTATGTCATACGAAAGCGATGATAGGTGGGCTTGCACAAGTTTGATTACGGACTTAGGGTCTGGATCTATGTTGGCGACATATTTTGAGCAAAAAGAAGGAGAGTGGTTTACCTTCCTAAGAGAAACAGAAGGAACAAGAGACTATCGCGATAGAAGTGTGAATGGTATAGGTAGTGCAGGCCAAGTATTTGGAGCACCTACTGTAACGATTATTACATTTACAGTTAACGTAGGATCTATTGTTAGTGTAGGAGACTATATATACTCTACCCCTTTGACAGGCACACCGCCTGTAGCTACTGGAGCCCCTGTATATGTAGGTCAGGTAACTGAGATTAATGCTATAAGCGGTACTTTCAATGCAAATACATTAGCTATAGACCCTGCTGTGCCTGAGCCAGGTACGGGAACGACAGGAGTTTCTCCTGCTCAGGGAGACTTTATTTTTTACTTTAAAGACGTAGTAGCAGAGTCCCATGGAGCTCGAGGATACTTTATGCAGTTCAAATTAGAAAATACAAACACGGCAGCTGTAGAATTATTTGCAGTAGGAAGCAGTGTCATGAAGAGTTATCCATAATTTGTGCTATCTTTGCATAAATGCAATTAAGTATAGAGCCATTACAAGAAGGGGATTATGAAAACATCTTATGCCAATGGTGGAAAGATTGGAGGTGGACCCCACCTTCTAAAGACTTTTTACCTGATGACGGGGTGGGAGGTTTCATCGTCTATGATGACGGAATTCCTGTTTGTGCTGGCTTTATGTATAGAACTAACTCTAAAGCTGTATGGTGTGACTGGATAATATCTAACATCCACTACAAAAATAGGGAAGGGAGGAAGAGAGCTCTCGAACTTCTGGTCCAAACAGTGGAGAGGCTGGCTAAAGATTTAGGTAATAAATTTATATACGCGTTAATAAAGAATAAACCACTAATAAACACATACGTAAAGATGGGATTTACTGAAGCTTCCTCTTACTCTACGGAAATGATTAAACATATTTGATATGGCAGTAACAACATCGGCAGTAATAGGAATAGGTTCTGGTATAGCCACCTCTATTCAAGGCTTTACCTCTGCATCTAAGGCCCGCACAGCTCAGCAAAATGCTGACAACGAGGCGAAGCGTATGATGATGAACGCTCGGAAGAGAGCGGAACAGAATGAATACGGAGAGTTAAGTCTACCTTTAGAAGCTTTCGAAGCGGAGTTCGAAGCGAACTTAGCGGCAGACAGGCAGGCTATAGAGGCTTTACAAGAGGGTGACTCAAGGGCATTAGCTGCTGGTGTAGGTAGAGTGGGAGCACAACAGACAGCTGAATCATCACAGACTCGTCAAACTATGGGTGACGAAATGTTCAATATGAACAAGATGAAGGCTGACGCAAGAGAGCAGCAGAAGCAGCAGCTTATTTCTATGGATGTGGGTGAAGCTAAGATGCAGGACCAGAAAGCTCGTGAGGCAGCAGAAGCAAGACGCAGGGGTATAGAGGCTGGCTTCCAAGGTATAGGGCAGGTGGCTCAGGGAGTAGGAGACTTAGCCCCACTCTATGGTAGGAGCATGAACGACAAGAGGGCAATGGCTCTGATAGGAGACGATAACTTTGTTTCTCAAATGGGATATGACCCAAAAAATATGACGGAAACTCAAAGATTAGAGTTGCTTGAGTTAGTTTCTTCGCAGGATATTTCAGGAAAAAATTTCAGACAAGGTAGAAGAACGGACTTCTTAGCTCCTTATGACACCTCGCAGACAGGGTACTTTGATTATAGTATATTCAATCAATAATGGCAAAAGATTTTAGTATATCGAGTAAGGTATTAGATACCGACAAGTACGTATATAGAGAAGAGAGAGACCTGGCGAAAACGCAGGTCGATTGGGGAACGATAAGTAAGAACTTAACGGACACTATCAACACTGTACGTGACGAAAGGGAAACTCAGAAGGCGGAGATAGAGAAGGCGAATACTGAGGAGATGAACCGCGCTGGAGAGTTCGATCAGTACAATAATAAAACTCTTAACGAGTCTGTATTAGAGGGCAGTGAGTGGGCTAAGAACGCCCTGTCTGTGCAGATGGATCTTGTACGCAGAGGGCTTGTTACTCCAAGTGAAAACCAAAGGTATCAGCAAAGAGTAAGCGATAGCTTTACTTTTCTTAAAAAGAACTTGAGTAGTTTTGAAAAAGATTTTAATGAGAATAACAGGAGAGCGGAGGAGGGCGAGTCTAATACATATGAGCAAGCGGTTAACGGAAGTGTAGCAGGGCTTGGGGTTTTGAAAAATTGGAAGCTTTCTGGCAATGCTGCTACGGGAGAGCTTGCGTATGTAAGGACAGGCAATGATCCTGCGACAGGAGAGCCTTACGATCCTAACAACCCAGCTAACCAAGCCAGTTTAGGGACTATAGGTGTAAGAGCTACAAATAGAAGCGACTACACCAGTACAACTGAAATGGCTCAGACAGAAGTGGGAGCTTTAGCTGAAGTTATCAACTCTACTTTATTGAATAACCAAGCTGTACGTAGTGTAGAAGATTGGAGGCAGTTGGATGAGAGTGAAGAAATGATGACGGGTCTGGTAAAAACTCTTACCTCTACGAGGGCTAAGATCGCCAGTATAGCTCAAGATAAACTTGGGTTTACGGCTGAAACGTATAAGCAAGATTGGACAGACAAAGAGTTAGCTGAAGATCCTAATAGAGTAAGATTAATTGCTGACCCAAGTGGGTCGGGAGATTTAATACCTGACTATAGCCCCGAGCAGATAGCGCGAGTTGAAGAGGCGGCAAGGTTATCTTTAGAGTCTCAGATAGACCAAAAAATAAAGACGGTTAAAGGATTCGACCCTGACTCTCCAGCTAAAGCTGGAGCACGTAAAGAGCAAAGCTCTTCGTTTGGGTATATAGACCAAACCATGGAGGTAATTACAGGAGATAATACAGAGTTTAACTCGGCGGCTTCAAGTTTGAAAACAGCATGGGATAAAGCTAACCCTGACAACCCTATGGATGAAGACAATCCTATCGATAGATCAAGTGATGATAACTACATACTCGTCAACTACGCTAACGGAGAGGTTGAAAAGATAGCGAAGTTTGAGTTGGATGAAAATGGCGATCAAATTTTAAATGATGATAACGAGCCTATCCCGGTAGCCGATGAGCTGTTGGTACAGAACTTGCTTACTAAAGTGGCTCCAGTAACAGGGTCTACCCAAGGACTTATGGATGAGTACCTACAAGAGAATCCAGACGGATTGGTAGATAGAGGAGGAAGGGGAGAGAAAACTTCTTACCAAGGTACGGGAGATAAGACTATAGAAGATACAAGTTTAGGTAATAAAATGATTCTTGTGGAGGGGTCCCCTATGAATGTAGGAGACAGGCTCTTAGCAATATCTCAACAAGAGGGATCTGATGAGGAGCAGTTAGCTGAGTACACGACTGTTATAAATTCTATTTTAAGTAGTGAGTTGAAAGATATTACTGCTAACTTCGAGGTGTCTTCGGAAGACATCACAACGGGGGTAGGGAATAGGAATTTTATAACCGTAACTATTGACGGGGTGCCAACCGAAATAGAGTTTGATACTGTTGATGATTCAGCTAAGCTTCAATCAGAGGTTCAAAAAGCGATTAATGCCGCGAAGAAAAAGATTCGTGATAAAAGATCAAAGTCAAGCACAAGTAATAAAAGCGGAGGAAAAGTAAGAACTTAACTATGGACGAGCAAGTATTAAAAGATTTAATAGCGACAGCTGAAGCTTCTAATTATAACTGGGAGGAAGTTATGCCTAAATTTCCTGAGCTTGCAGACGTAGATCTTCAAGTGTTAAAGGACTACGTAGAAACAGCGAAGCATTATGACTACGACTATGACGTTGTTAATGCTAAGTTTCCTGAGTTAGGCTTAAAAAAAAAAGGCGCGTCAGAACCTACTGTTCAAGAGGACGTTATGGAATCCACTACACCAGTCGTGGAGGAACAGCCTATCTCATCGGAGTCTTCCGCTCCTCAAGAGGGTGACCAATCTGTTTTTGATGCCGAGGTAGAAGAAGCTCCGGAAACGGTAACAGAATTTGCCGCTTACGACCCGAGGGAAGAAAGCGGAACCCCTGAATCAATGGCGCAGGGTATTGTAACTTCCGCGACGAACCCGATGTTGCGCGCTTTTGTAGACCCTGCAGATAGAACTAACGTCACATACGATGCTGACGCTACAACTTTCGAGAGGTCGCTGGCTTTTATTACTCCAGATTTAATTGGGAGAGAAGAGGAAGAGGTGGTAAATAGAATGAAGTATCATTTCACTGATTATGGATTTACCTTTTCTCAGACGGGGATAGGGGACGCTATGATTGTAAAGGCTGATAATGGGGAGGAGATAGAAATAGATTTAGACCCCTTCACTCGAGGAGGAGAGGAGCAAGGGTCTATAGAGTTGCAGAATTTTTTACAGCAGAACAGGAGGGTAGACCCAGAGATGGAAGAGCTTACATACTCCTACGATTTAAACCGTAAGAAATACTTTAGCCGTCAAGCGGTAGATAGAGATATACAAAGCGTTAGAGACCAGTCCGAAACGTTGGGTTTACGATACCAAGATTATTTAAGGGAACAGGGGGAGATAGATACCGCTATAACTGCTATGACACAAGTGCCGTTAAGTGAAAGGGGGCCAGAGTTTAAGGCGGAGTATGATGCGTTGATACAAAAGAAGAGTGAGTTAGCGGGAGTAAAAGGAGAATTACAACAGGAGGTAGGAGAGTTCCAGATTTATTCAGATAAAATAAATAGCGCAGTAGGGAACTATCTCACTATGAAGGAGGATGACAGTTCTGCGGGGTTAACATTTTTAAAAGCAGGATGGAACAATATCCTCTCAGGAATTACAGGTCCTTTAGCGAGTGCTGCAGGTATACCTATGGATCTATTCTATGGGGTAGCTCAAACGGTGGACGAAGACTTTGGGATGACGGAGGAGGAGAGGAAGGAGAGGTATATAACTATAGCTACAGATTTAGGCTATGACATCCCAGAAAATATAGAGGACGATGCCGTGTATAATAAGTGGTTGGAAGGGTTGATGGAGAGTACTTTTGAGGCAGAGGGGGTTGAGGGAGAAGGTATATCTGCCACCATGAATAGATATCCTAAAGAGATACGAGAAGAGTTAGAAGCTGAGGGTTATGATCCGTCTCGTGTGATTAATGCTGACGGATTAAAGATGTGGAATAACGAAGGAGGGATATTGGGTAACGGGGGATGGGAGGAAATTCCAGATTACGCTTCTGATACAAGCCCAGGAGAGAGATTGAAAAGGTTGGTGATGGATCAGGAGGTGAAAGAAAACAAAGAGCCTACCAAGCAGCTGGTAAGGAGCCTATTAGACGTTGCCAGATTCGATGACGTAAGTGAGGAGAGGGTGGCCGCTCAATCGGAGAGTGTTATTGTGGAGGGGATGTTAGGTTTAGCTCAGTCTGCGCCAAGTATTGCATTAGGTTTAATAGGTAGAGGGAAGGGCCCTAAATATAAAGGGGCTGAAAAGCCATTGGCAAAATTTATCCAGTCACTTAAAAACTATGCTACAAGCCCTGGTGCTGTATCTCAGACTATAGGCTTTAGCTTACTCCAGACCGACGCTTTGATGCAGGAGATGGAGAACGATCCAGACTTTAAATACGTTACGGAGACAGAGAAGAAGGCTCTAACAGTTCCTTTAGCTGTAAGCACAGCTATACTGGAGACGTATGGTTTACGTAGTTTAGCGAAGGGCCCTATGCTGGGTAAGCTGATGACGCAGGTGACGAAACTTCTTCCTAAAGGTGCTACACCGAAGATGTTTACTGAGACATTCAAAAAGGTGGTAGAAAGTAATATAGCTAAAGGAGTGTATAGCAGCAAAGCTTTACGTGGCGTAGGTATAGTAGGGGGAGCCGCTGCCGTAGAGGCGGAGACAGGGGGGCTACAAACTGTGGCGGAGATAGGGATGAAGAACGTGTGGAACGATATGTATGAGAAGGAGATGTTCAATACCCCTGAGATGTGGTCGGAGGAGTTTTATAACCAGGTAATAAGAGGGGCTGCGGCAGAGGCTGTAGGTGGTTTTGTAATGGGAACCCCTCGAGCTTTAACGACAGCTTTTAATAGGGGGGATATAGACGAAGTGTCTGACGATATGGTTGCACTGTTCAACGAGATTCGTAAGGACGGAACTACAGTAGAGGCATACAAGACGCAGTTAGATTTAAAGGTAGCCAACCAGGAGCTAACAAAAGAAGAAGCCAACCAAGCTCTCTTAGACTTTGAAGTTCTTTCTGGAGCAGCCGCCTCTATAGAGAAAGGGACAGAGCTTACCCCTACACAAACCAAAAAAGCTTTAGGGTTGGTGTACTTAAAAAATAAGTTAGAGTCTGAGATGGACGGTATGGATCCAGACTTAGGGAGTTATAAAGCTAAGCAAGAGATGCTTGTCACAATAAAAGATAAGCTCTCTAAGATAGGTACCGAAGAAGAAGTAGATGCAAATTTAAAACCAAAGAAAGATGCCATTCAAGAGTCAAGCACAACGGAAGTGGATGTACAAAAACAAACCCAAGATGGCGCAGCTGTGGGAGAGGGAGACACCACCGGGGGAGTTGCCGTTGAAAGTGAAAGCGAAACCGAAGTTTCTCCAGAGACAACGGAGGAGAAAGTAGAACTTACCGTAGAGGAACGCGCAAAACAAATAGAAGAGTTAGTGGAGCAGGAGCAGGAAGATAGCAAGCCTCTTGAGCCACAACCTATACCGCGTGAGCAGTTAGAGTCTATAGACGAAACGGTTTCTATAAATAAAAAGAACGCTCCGAAAAGAGTAAACCCTTTATTAGATACAGTAAAGAGGAGAGTTAGTAGGGCGGCTAAAGCCATTAAAAGAATTGCTCCAAGCGTAAAGATAATAATGCATGAGAGCGCAGAAGATTTCACTGCAGCTACAGGGTCTCGAGGGAGAGGAACTTTTTTAGATAACACTATACACATAAACTTAGAAGACGCTTCAGGAACTACAGTAGCTCACGAAGCGTTCCACGCTATCTTATTAAGTAAGATATCTACAGACCTTCAAGCGCAGCAAGTGACGAAGAGGCTGATGCAAAGTATGGCTAAGTCTTTGGATGCAAACTCTCCTTTAAAAAAGAAGATAGAAGAATTTGTGGAGGGGTACGATGAGAATATAAAGAATGAGGAGCGGTTGGCTCAGGTATTGGGGGAGCTATCTTCTAACTACACACAGTTAAAAGCTCCAGAGAAAAGTCTGGTGCGTAGGTGGATAGATAAACTTTCTAAGAGACTTGGATACGAGGTGTCGGAGTTTACTCAAGAGGATCAAGATGTGGTAGATTTACTTAACACGTTAGCCGCTAAGGTAACGGCAGGGGTAGAGGTAGAAGAGGGGGATGTAGAGATTTTAGAAACCGAGCAGGGTGACGGAGGAGAAGTAGGTAAACTTAAAGTAAGGGAGCAGAAGGATTCTCGCAACTCCCCTAAAGTAGAGACAGACAAGAGATCGTTTGCTAAATTTATTTCTAATAAAGACTTAGGAGATTTTGATGGGAGAGATTTCGTTACCAACATGTATGACTTTACTACAGCAGGTGTAGTGGATATAGGTAATGGTATTACTCTGGATCTACAGGGAGGGAAGAGTTATGTCCCTTTTATGATGGAGAAGCAGGGTTTGAATATCGGGGATGTGTCTAACTTAGCCGCGTTTAATAATAAAGCTCAGGCAGAAACTTTTGTAAGGAACTCAGAGCAAGGGAACGCAACCTTGTTTATGCCCCATGCTGGAACCATTGAAGGGTCGTGGCAATTTCAACAGTCTATATTTGAGCAGCTCATAAACGCTGCTTTAGATAATAAGATACTTTCTAATAAGGAGATAATAAACTCTTTCAACGAAGTCTTAACGAATGAGGTAGGAAAGAAAGCTTTCGCTATCTTTAAAAAGAAGTTAGGTAAGAATATAAGAAACTTTAACTCCTTCTCTAAGAACCCATTAGAGATAGTAGAGCTCTTAAACACTACAAATAATTTTTCTCCTGAGTTAAGGAAAGCTTTAAACGATAAACTGTCTGCCAATAAAAAGTATCAGGCAGCTATCGGTGTAAAATCTAAAGAAGCTTTTGCACGTAAGATGGAGGACCCTTTGAATAAAGGTGTTGAAGGGGGTGACCTGATGGGGGTTATAGAGTTTGACAACACGAGCTTTGAGATAAGCAAACCTAAGCCAGGTGATGCAGACTACCATCCATCTTTTGCATGGACTGTCAAAGCAAAGATCGAGGGGATATATCAGCCTACTAAGTTTTACAAATCTTACGATGTGACGGAGGAGTACACCAGGTACAATCAATCTGGACCGAATGTATCTCGTAAAGCAGAGCAAACGAAGGAACAGTTTAAGAAATCCAATGTTATGGGACATACGGGGGCTGGACCTAAAGTAGCTAAGGTCTCGAAGCGTGAGCAGATTATAGGACAGAATGCAGAGCTTTCCGCACAGGTAAGAGAGGATTTACAGTACGCTAAAATTGAGCATGAAGCTTACATGATGCAGAAGGAGGGTGTCCTTGCCGCTCCTACAGAAAATATGATGAACCCCGCAGCTATTAAAGAGATAACAGGATGGGAGTTGGGGGCAGACGGGAAGTGGAAATATGAGATACAAGACGGAAGACTGAAGGAGGAGGGCACAGGTGTTTGGAAACTTTCGGATATATATGATGCCCCCGAGTTCTACGACGCATATCCCGAAGCAAAAGATATATTGGTGTCTATACAGGTCAGGCCTGAGGGTAAAGAAAATTCCTGGTATATGCCGGGTAATGAATTTATGTTACCCTCTATTGAGATAAATGTAAAAAATCAATACAGGGTTGTTCAAGACTTAGTTCATGAGCTCCAGCACTTTGTCCAATACCAAGAAGGGTTTGCTATAGGGGGTAATGAGTCTACATTCGCCTACAACCCTGAGCTGGTAAAACAAGCTGAAAAGGAGGGGAGTAAAGAGGAATTAGTTATAAAGAATGAGATGTTACGAGCTCTTTCTTTTACTATCGAAGAAGCTATAGGTGAGCATGAGGGTGTGGCTTTAGATAAAATTATGACTAAAGAGTTTTTAGAGAAGAATATGGGCTTCTATCTTGACACCTTTGATAATCTTGTTGAGAGAGGATTGATTGACAAAGACGCAGATTTTGCTCAAGCTTTAGAAGACTTTTATTTTGAGCTCCCTGAAATGGATAGAAGAAAGCTTAAGATTGCACAGAGAGAAGGGGGAATGAATGAAGCTTTAGATGTTGCCGATGAGATATCTGAGCCTGTTAGAGAATCGCTTCAGAAGTTAGGTAATTTCGCAATGTACGAGAGGCTTATGGGGGAGGTAGAAGCTCGTAACGTCACGAAAAGATTATTTTATACCGCAGAGAAGAGAGTAAGAAATACGCTTGAGAGTACTGAGGACGTTAGCAGAGAAGACCAAATTGCATATTTTGATACGAGTGAAAGCAAGGAGGATGTAACTACCGAAGAGTCAAAGCCTGCCCCTCGTGAGCAGAAGGCTCCGATCAAGCAAACCAAAAGAGAGTTTGTAGCACGGTTGAAGGATGCCCTTAAGGGTGAGGGAAGTTTCGCGCATATGACGGCGGAGAATCCTGCGAACAAGACTATGTCCGCAAAGGAGAATGCTATAAGGAATAAAGAGTTGAAGGCGCAGCTCGATGAGATGGGGTACGATGCCGTAGCAATAGATGGTAGGTATGACAGAGACGAGAAGTCTTTCTTTGTGCCTGATATAAGTGAGGCGGATGCGATAGAGATAGGGAAGAAGTATGGACAAGAGTCCGTAGCCCACAGCAAGGGGATGCTATATACCACAGGTAAAGACAAAGGAAAAAGGAATCCCATCACGGGAGACGTAGAGGTAAATAATAAATTAAAGAATTACTATAGCGAGATACAAACTAAGGGTGGGAAAGTAAAGTATAGTGTGGGGTATAACTTCGACGTTCTCACAGAAGATTCCTCTAAGAAGAAGCCTGCAACTCGTGAGCAGAAGGAGGTAAGGTTCCAGAAGATAGCAGATAAGTTTCAGGATCCAGTAGAGATAATTAAACTTGCACGAACTGCAGGGTTCGAAGACTCCGAGATAAAATACTTCCTTCAGAAAACAAAGAAATTAAAAGTTAAAGAGATAAACGATCTTCTTAAAGTAGATGTAGATATGTTTGAGTCTATGCCTTCGGTATTTGGAAATGTACCAGGGGGGATGGTAGCGGGTAGGAAACTATATGAAGCTACTATGAAGAAGTTTAATTCTTTACTTAAGAAAAACTTGAAGCGCCCGAAAGAAAAGCAGGCAAGTATGGCTGATATGATAAACGAATCTATAGAGTTTATGATGGGCCGTAAAGTATATAAGGAGGCTACGGAAGGGGTGACGTCTAAAACAGAACTCTCTACCCTACAGCAGCAGCTACAAGCAGCGATGCAAGAAGCGTTAGGCGGAGGTAAGGTTAAAGATATAAGTAAGAAAATTAAAGAGCTGAAGAAGATTTTACGTCAGAAGATCCGAGGGGCGCGAGAGGTTAGAGATGTCAAGAGACAGTTGCAAAGAACGATTCGTGAGGTGTTGCCCAAAGCTGCGTTTAATAAAACAGAAGTTAGAAACTTACTGAGAACGATACAGGACGCTGAGCCTAAGTGGTTGAAAGGAAATCTAAGGTTCCTTGCTGAAAAGATTGAGTCGTTGGCGGCAGAAAAAAATGTATCTATATTAAATAAAGCTATCCAAAAAATATTGGACAATAAGTTTTTAGTTAAGGTGGGTGGTTTAGAGAAGTTGATTAAGATAGATCAGGCCACATATAAAATAGTGGAGTCTATAAAAGATAAGATGTATAAGGCTGCAGAAGTAAAGGATGATATCATTAAGGAGCAGACTAAACTTATCGAACAGGTAGAGGAATTAAATAGAAAGGTACAGCTGACAGAGGAAGAAGAGACGCAGCTATTGGTGTTGAATATAGCGCTGGGTATTAACAATGCTAAGCTCATGGAGGATAGTAACCCCCGTAAAGCGGATCAGTTAGCGGAGGTATATAACAACCTGAAAGATCTTATCACTCAAGGTCGCAACAACTATAAGGAAGCGGCGAAGGAAAGATCAAAAAGGTATGCGAAAAATACAGCCCTATTCCACCAAGCTTTAGAAGGCTATAAAGACGTATTAGATTTCACAGATCCAGAGGTGCTGGAGCGTATAAGGAAAGACCTTAAAGACAGGGCAGATGAGAAGGCTTCTAACTACGGAAGGAACGCCCTTAAAGAATACTTTAAAAAGATAGGAGACAATATAGATAAGTACTTAAAGATGGGGACGCTGGGTTTAAGCCAACTGTCTTCAGCTTTAGATAAATCTCCTGGTGCAGCCTTCGAAGGTTTTATAAAAGACTTTGTATACCGAAAGGTGAATGAGTCTACCCGTATGTACAAAGAAAGCATGATGGCTTTGGATCAGATACTTACGGAAAAGACAGAAGAGTATTTAGGGAAAGACTACGCAAAAAAGATTAAGGAATATAGGAAGTCTATAGATTTCCTTGAGCTACAAGACGGAAAGTTCTTGAAAGATCCGCAAGAGGTAAAGGATGCGCAGGCAGAATTTGATAAAGACCCTACCAGAAAAAATAAAGATAAATTAAATAAGATAATTAGAAAGAATATTCCTTTCTCTAACCTCACCCCTCTGCAGCTGCAGTATCTATACTTTCAGTATAAGCAGAAGGATACGCATGCAGGTTTTAAAACTTCATTGGGGGACAACTACCAGCCTATAATGGATGGGTTGAGTAAGCATTTTGAAGAGACTTACCCTGATCTTTTAGAGCTGGGGCGCTGGCAGGTAGAGGTTTTGCTTCCTTCGCTATATGAAAAGTATAACGAAGTATACAAGAAGTTATACAATACAGACCTACCTCAGAGGGATAACTATTCTGGAAGAACATTTAGAGTTATATCAAAAGGAGATAAGGTAGAGATGGAGAAGTACGATCCTTTGTCTCTCCTCTCGGAACAGGGTATGCCTCAGATGGGGATGAATGTAATAGGAAACTCTACTAAGCTGACTCAGAAAAATAGTAAAGCTATTATGCCTGTCGATGCTTTCACAGCTATCGATACATACCTGAAAGATATGGAGCACTTCGCTGCATATGCAGAGAATATCAATGAAATATCTAAAGTGTTCTTTAATAAAGATATTGTAGATACCATTGTAAGTATACACGGACAGGATGTCTACGATACCATTAGGAAACAATTAATGGCTACAGCTCAACGCGGAGCCAATCAATCTGATAAGACTGTTGATTTGGTAAATAGAGCTAACAATATATTTATTGTACAGAAACTGGGAGCGGGGCTTACGGTATACCTTAAGCAGTTAACTTCTATTGGGACTTACGGAAACTTTATCGGGTACGGAAACTGGATAAAGACAGCTACCACTATGGGACCTAAAGAGTTTATAAAAGCATGGAAAGAAATCTCTGAAGAGTCGGTATATATAAAGTATAGATACTGGCAGCAGATTAGTAAAACGATTGAAGCATATGGGGAGAAGCAGATGGAGACATATACTCCAGGAGATAAGGGTAATAAAACACTTCGACTCCTTATGTCACCGATTAAAGCGGGAGATAAGCAGGCTATATATTTAGGTGGTATACCTAACTATGTGTTCTTAAAAAACAAATTCATGAAGCAAGGCATGAGTGAGGAGAACGCAAAGAAGAAAGCGATGCTGATGTTTGAGGAACAAACCAAGGAGGTTCAGCAGTCTTCAGATAAGCAAGATAAAGATTCGATACAAAATGAGGGCGGTCTTGTTCAGACTTTTAATATGTTTATGTCTGCCCCGAAAGCATACCTAAGACAAATATTTGGAGGGTATAGAGAGTTGGGGCGTAATATAAAAGATGGTTCAGGTAAAGGAACCACGGGTGAAAACCTCAGAACTATATTGGTGTATCAATTTGCTATGCCTATGATCTTTCAATGGGCAGGATCAGGATTCCCTGTAACGGACTGGGATGAAGAGGATAAGAAAGATATGGCCAGAGCAGCGATCCTAAGCGTGTTCAATTCTATCTTTGTGTTGGGTCAGATATTAGAAATGGGGGCTGACTACGCTACAGGTAAGCCATGGTGGGATGATTTGAAACAATTCCCGGTGCTTGATTTAGTAAAGGATGCTATTAAACAGTATGACAAAACCAACCTTGAGGACTCTGAGAAAGCAGATGAAGCTTGGAAGCAATTTATATTTACCCTTATGCCTTTAGCTTCTGTAGTTCCAGGAGGACGTACCGTAGCGGCTCTCCCTTTTAAAACTTTAGATAGGATGAGGTTAAATATGAAGAAGATTATTCAAGATGGTGGCGACCCTAAAGAAGTCTTCTTAAGATTGTTTAACTACTCCGACTATGTTATAGAGGGGCCTGAAGAGAAAGAGAAGAAGACGAAGAAGCTAAGAAAGAGTGAGGTGGATAAGTATATGCCCGAGCTATCCGAACAGATGGAAGAGTTTAATAACGATCCAGACTATAAAGAAATGTTAAAGGATATAAAGGATCTAAAGAAAGAGCAAGAGGCTATGCGTCAAGAGCTCTTGGAAGAGATGTTTGCTGATTAAAAGTTCTTGTCGTAGTTCTTACGCTCCGCCTCGGTCTTGTATATAAAGAATGCTTGGAACCCACTGACATGAGAGTCGGTGGGGAAGAAGTACTTCCATCCCTTGGACGCACCCCTGTTGATATAGTAGCAGAAGGCTACGCCTATCTTACCATTGCTCTTAACAAAGTTTATCACAGCTGTGTGGTCCGACATAGGGATAACGTCCTGGACATAAAAAGCCTCCTTGTTCACATTACCCTCACGATCTGTACATGAGTAGCGCCTGGCTATTTCCTGTGCAAACTTATTTAATTCTTTAGCTATTGGTCTTTGCATTTGATTCGTCGGTTATGGGTTGCTACTCGGTGACAGTTGGAACATCTCACCTCACACTTATCTATTTCTTTTTGTATACTTTCTACACAGTAGGATCTATAAACCATGTTTGATATATCGCACACCTTCTCTCCTTTAACATGGTCAAAGTCCAACACTAAAGGATTGCTTTCCCCGCAGTCAACACACGGGGATGACCGCTTTATCTGGTCCACAAAAGCTTTGTTTATAACCCTCTGCTTCTTATTTCTTTTATAACTTCTGGCTACTATCTTTTCTTTATTAGCCTCGTAATGACGCTTAGCAGCCGCTGCTTGATCCTCTTTATTTTTGTAAGCCATGGGTGGTTAGTTGTGATCCCGCAGGGACTCGAACCCCAAACCGCCTCCTTAGAAGGGAGGTGCTCTATCCAGTTGAGCTACGAGACCATTAGGTTTCTTCAGCTAAGGATGCGAGAAGGTCGGCTAACAACTTGATAAGTTCTTGTGCCTCTTCTTTCACCTCATCATACTCCCTGTCCATCAACCCCTCGTACAGGGTGTCGGCATAGTCGTGGATGAGATTGGACACATAGTTTATATGCTGTATAGTAACCTTATCTTCGGGGTGTACAGGCATTAGGGTTTGTCTTCAGAGATTAAAAGCGCTCGACCTGTCACCTCGTCTAACTTTTTAATGGCTTTATATATAGATCGAGAGCGACGTTTAGTCTCCAGCCTTTCGTTTTTAGTAGAGTCTATACCTAAGTTGGTATACATAATACAGTCAATACGAAGTAGGGTGTCTATCTTCTTCTTAAGACTCCAAGTGGAGAACTCTACTACCTTATCTATATCTTCTATAGTGTATTTGCAATCAGATAAAACCATTGATGATGTCGTATATTTTCTTCTCGATTCTTTTTAATCTATCTTCAGGTGCAATTTTCTCAAGCTTCTTAACTAAAGTAAAGTATCTTTTGTTGTCTTTACTTAACTTATCTACCTGTTCTTTAACCTCAAGCAACGCTAAATTAAGCAGATTATTTCTCTCCTCCAACTTTCGCAAATCTTTTTTCAACATAACAGGGTTAACATCAGGCAGATCCGCAGACTTACTCAGCCATCTATCTAATACTTTACGGTAGGTTCTTTCCATTTCCTTATCAGCCTTAAGCATCCATGGGAACTCTTCAATACTGTGTAAGATCGTTGCGTGGTTTTTATTAAACTGTCTACCTATAAAAGCAGAAGTCATCTGACACTCCTCTTTCAAGATCTTGTAACAGATAGCGCGAGCCATAATATATTCCGATTTGCGTGACCTGTGGTCTACGTTCAGTTCAAAGGCTTGGTTAACTATCTCCTTCAGGAGCGCCACTCGTTGTGTGTTCATCATAATTTTTGATATATAAATTTAAGTTAATGAGGTCTAAGTATTCATCCATACTGATTAGATTTATATCGGTAAGCAATACAACCTCGGATTCTATTTTAATAAATTTTATAGAGAAAGGAACGTCTTCATGATCAGTAGAAGCAACACCCCCTATGGTGTGGGAGATGCGGTCATCATCAGGGAGTTCTATCTGACTGTGAGATATAGATTTAGAAATAGCTACCGCCGTTTCCAGTCCGATCTCCTGAAGCTTATCAAAGAAAGCATCTGATACATCGAACTCTTTAACCTCTATATACTTCTGTGGTAACTCCATGTGCTTCTAATTCTTGTAGTCTATATTCCTGTAGCTTCGACAGCTTTCCCTTAGATGTTTTAATTTCAGAGAAGAGGACCCCGCAGTCGGGAGGTATGGCTATCAAGTCTGGTATCCCATTCTTATTTGTTTTAATTAATTTAATTACGTAGTACCCTTCAGATTCTAAGTGCTTGATACGTTTAGATTGGATCTGTTGCTCTGTCATTGTAATAGTCTAATATAAACTTTTTGCTTGCATAAATTCCATGCGCTAACTTTTTTATATTTCTCCTTTGAACATTTCGTTTTAGGATATTAGTTAATGTTCTTGAGGGTATGCGTAGAGTGTCGGCAACTTCTTGTATTTCCATCCTTCTGACAGGACTCTCTAAAGAATCAATGAATTTAATTAGCTCTTTTTCCTTTATAAGGTTGTACTCTGTCTCATAGTCCCAGATATCGTCTCTTAAATTTAAGTATGGCATAATGTTTTTGTTTATTAAAAGTTTTAGTGTGGTTTAAATATTACGGGGTACTTTGATAAGAATGACTCAACCTCTTTTAGTTTAGCAAACTTTATGTACTTCCCTTCAGTGTCTAACACTTTAACCATCGATATAATAATCTTTGGTTCCCTATCTACAACTTCGTAGTGGTATCGTGTAATCTCTAAGCTTCCTGTTTCTTTCATTCTGTTTACAAAGTTAATAGATCTCTCTTGAAATGGTTTAAAGTGTAGTCCTTTTTCTTTATGACAGCCTTGTATATCTCGTGCTCTATACCGGTTTTACTGAAGATCCAGTACACATCATTCTTTAATCTATCCTTGGTGGTCATCCTATCTCTTGACTGCCAATAGCTTGTCGCTGAGAAGTCTATGTTATAGTATACAAGTGCCTCAGCTTTTCGTAAGGATATACCCTCACGACCTGATACAATTTGTAAGGCTATAGACTTACTTGTGTCTTCAAAGACACTTAGTTCTGTACATAGGTCATCACCAAAGACTTCCTTCAAAGCGTTCAGCTCTTCCTTGAATTTATAGAACACCCCTATCTTCTTACCCTTGAAATGCTTCTTTATAAACTTAGCCTTGGTAAGGTCTAATACTTTAGAGTTTCCACTCTCAAACTTTACAGTGCCACTGCATAGCTGATGTACCTTAGTCATAAGTTTAACGGCTGTATCAGCCAAGATAACCTCATCCTTACCCTGCACCACCAAATCTTTTTTAAGCGTCTTTATAACGCCCTTAACAGTGTCAGACATATCAACCTCCAGGATGTGTTCCTTGGTATCAACCACGAACCCCGCATCCTTTTGAGTGAAGCGTATCGTGTATGGTTTCATCTCCTCGAGGATCTTCTCCGACCCCCGAGAGTAGTCGTTGACAAACATCCCACCCACCTTAAGCTTCGTAACATGCACATACTCATGGGCAAACTTATAGAAACTTTTGTGCCTGCGGAAGGGGTTGTTAGGGATAGAGTACACCTGGTGGTACATCTGTGAGTATGCTTCAGGGGTAGGGGTGCCGCTGAGGAAGATTACATAGGGGTTGGAGTGGAAGACAAATTCCTTAAACCTCTTGGCTCTACCACTTGGTTTAGGGAAAGCTCCCATACCATGAGCCTCGTCAGCCACGATAAGGTCCCACCCCCGTGGGTTAACTTTATGTAAAGACTCGTAGTTGATTACGGTGAGCCGAAAGTCTGGGTTTAACAGCTCATAGTCATGTTCGATACTGGAGATAGCCTTCTTCTTGGTGATAAATAAAACATTAGTCATGCCTATCCTATCAGCTATACCTAAACTCGTTAGTGTCTTACCCGTGCGCACCTCCATGGCTAAGTATACAAAGCGATGGCGGGAGATAATCTTAGAGGCTTTCTCTATGATGTCTGTTTGGTAGTCTCTAAATTTTATCATAATAGTTTAGCTTGCTTATTGTAGTAATCCTTACGAACAAACTCCATCCACTTACCTTGGTTGTCTCTCCCGGTTTGGGGAGGGCAGGTGTATTTATATTGAGAGTAAGCTTCCAACCACTTGTGAAATCTTTGTCGAGTGACGGACATCTTAGCTTTTGGTCCATAGTCTGGATACTCTTCAATAAAATTGAAGTATAAGGTGTTGGTCATAATTCTTTCTTTCATTACCAGTAAAGGATTGGTAGTGTTTTCTAAGAGTCCACACCATTCAATAAACTCATGAGAAGTTTCAGCAGATAGCCTGCGTAGTTCTAAGTTTACAAATGTGCTGCGCAATAAACCTTTCTCTAAGTAAAGCTGAAGACAGCTAATCATAAAGTTATCGAACTGGCACCACTCGCTATCGTCCCACTCTCCAAAGAAATGCTTTCCGAACTCCACTAAAGGAGTAAACTCTTTGGTGTAGTGCTGAGATAGTTCCAACTCCCACTTCCTGCGTTCAAAAGAACTTCCCTTCCCACGTATAGCATAGTTGGTGGTGATAGCGATCTTCGGAGACTTAGCAAAAGGAATCTTGATAGCGTCTTTGTTTTTCTTCTCTAAGGTTAACCCTTCGGTAACAACGCTGAATAGTTTTTCAAAGTCGAAGTATTTTTTTACATCATCAAAGCATAACACTTGCGTGTCAGCAGAAACTAATTGGTATGCAAAAGATCTGGCGAAATCAAAAGACTTACCGTCAATGACAACCAGCTTCTTCATCTCCGATAAACCCTTCATAAACAAACCTTTACCTGTTCCACCTTCTGGATTGTCAGAGATAATTTCGTCATTAAGGATTACCGCAGGGCAGTAAGAAAGATTCTTAAAACCGTGGAGCATATACCCAATGGTAGAGTACATAGAGCCAACCCTCTCCCGTGTGCCTCCAGCTATGTTATGTATAAACTGTTGGTAGTCACACTCATGTCTCTCACACATAATAAAAATTCTATCTATCACATGATCCTTCCACACATATCCCCCTAAGTCTATATAATCTATAGGTATAATCTCTGTCTCCGTAACCTTTACCGCACAGTTTCGGTAATAGAGGTAGGATGTGTCGGTGGTATCTTCAATAAAGAACACATCAATGGAGGAGAGAAGGGTAAGAAACTCCTCCCTAAAATAACGGGTGTGTTCTGCAAAGTAATTATATATAGAAGTATCATCATCCTCTAATAGATAGTTGAGAACAAAATCTTTTATTTCTTTTTCAGAAGTGTGATCGATTAAGTTATTCGTTACCCTTACAAAGACGTAGCTCTTGCTACCCTCTGGATTAAACTTATAGAACCCATGCTCCTCCAAGAACTCCTTGAATGAAAGGTGTATAATTTTTATAACCCCCTTCTCTGACTTTGTCCAAAACTTTTCCTTAGCACTATCCCCCTCCATCTTATCTAACATAACGTCAAGATTGTCCACCTTTACGTTGTCATCTATAAGCTGACATTTAATTTCTTTTTTAGATACACCGCGGCGCATCTTCTGTTTCACTTGATTTACTTTATCCTCATCCTCATAGTACTTAGTCCCAAAGTTTTGCTTGTGCGCATAAGCAGAGTCTATAGTTCTTTTTATCTCTCCCGAAGGAAAGTCTTCAGTAGCATAGCTCCCCATAACATACTCAGATAGGTTCTGATTGATTCCATAGTCGTTAAACGCCATAGCCAATACATAGACGTTCTGATTTCGTTGCCCCTCTACCATAGGATACTTTTTTTCCCACCACTTGATTAAGATTTCTACTATCTTATTCTCATTCGTGATAGGGATAGTAGGTTGGTCTTTGTATTTTACTACCTCTTGATACTCTATCTCCTCTATCTTTTCCCATATACTTGACAGCTCATTCACATAGATAAGTGGATCGTAAGACTCATAACAAACCCTCGATATATTCTTGGTTGTCTTATCAAAGTAAGAGCTATTGAAATAGTTCTCAAGCGAATTAAAATAGTTCTTGTGGTTTTCTATATCTCCAGGTATCTTTACGATAACCTTCAATCCATTATCGCTGGGTGAAATAAAAACAGAGTATACATATTTGTCTTTGCATAACCTCTGCTTCTCTTGAAGCATATCCTTCTTGCTTTTATACCCATCGAAATCTAAACATATGAACCCACTATGCTTGGTAATAGCAGAGTCTAACCTTTTGGTAAACTCTCCGCTAAAACATACCGAAGGTAAAGATTGTTTAAGTTTATTCCTTTTAGATTTATCCTTCTCGGATCTTATTCCATTAACCTTATCCTTACTTGCCCCATCTTTTATTCTATTTAAGATGACACTAATATCTCTATGGAAAGGTTGCTCTGTATCTTTAATGTCTTTGAATATGGTAATATTTGACATACTCTGTGTTGATTTTGTGTTAATTTAATTTTACTTAACTATCTTATTTATAGTTATTTATATTCTTTTAGTGTTAAAGTGTTAAATTAAAAGTAAATATATAGATATAAAAAAAATATTATTTACTAAAAACACTATAGTGTAATATAGAGGGATGAGTTTAACATTTTAACACGAGAGGGAGAAAAGAAAAGGGACGCGAAGTCCCCTTCCTTATTCCTCAACCTGTGGTTTAGAATGGCATCTCCTCCTCCTCAGCTTTAGCTTTGGAAGGAGCAGCCTTCTTCTCGTCAGGTTTCCAAGTGTTGATGCGTACCCAATGAGTCTTTCCGTACTCATCAGCACCATCCTTCTTAGCCCCCACAATTAACTTTAAATAGTTCTTCCCATTAAACTCGAACATGTGTTCTTTGATTGCTGGGTTGCTTAGATCTAAGCTGAACTCTACCTGGTCTCCGTCAAACTTAGAGATACCATTGCCGACATAAATTTTTTCGTCTGCCATAATTAAAATGATTTATAAATTATTTGCTCCAACTTATCTGTAGTAGCCTCCATGAGTCGATCTCTTTCGGCTTGTGTAGTAAGGTTGGTTGGAACTTTCAACCACACTACACGTTTGTTTTTACTCTTAAAGAGTTTCTTTATGAATGTAATCATCGATACTTATTGTTGAACCCTCAGCAAAGTAGGTGTTGTATACCTCCATAGCCCTCTCAATCTTATCCCTACCATTGGCAAGGAAGTTCTCAGAAGGATAGAAGATGCCTAACTGAAGGCTGAGTTTATCTACCACATAGAACACCAAAGGTTTATCAAACAACTGCTGATAGATATACGCTTGGCTATCGTAGTTATATTTACGCGCTGAGTATTTGAAGTCACGGATATTGGAGGTGGTCTTGAGATCGATAAGGATATCAGGCGTAACAATATCTGCCTTACCCTTCCATTTCAATCCCATAATCTCTGTCACCGCAGGAACCTCAAACGTATTCTCCTCTTGGTAGATAGCATCATAGAAATCTAAGTTGCTTTTCATCTTAGAGATGGCGCAGTCCGTAGCCTCCTTCTCTTTAGTAAGCATCATAAGAGGTACGCCGTGTTCGTCAATAGCCTCCTTGTATATCTTAGTATTGCGACTGCCAGAATCTATAGAAATGAACTCAGAAGAGGATAACTTCTCAGGCTCAAGCATAGCGGTATGGAAGTACCTACCTATAAGCATAGCTTTAGTCATCTCTTTAGATTTACCAAAGAGGTGTGGCTCGTTTAGTAGAGTATATATGTTGGAGTTGGATAGCCATTGCTGACCGAACTCTCCGTAATAATGCTCGTCTATCTGTAGCTTTGCAAGAATCTCTTTCATCATACGTGCTTACTTAATTCCTTTTTTACCATAGCCTTGATGCTATACTTCTGCTCCAAAGTCTTGACGATTTTTGGCAACCCAAGTTCTTTATTGGCGGCGACAAACTTAAGAACTTTTGCCCAATTCTCATCACCTATATCTAAAATTAAAGAGGTAGCCTCTTTCTTAGTAGCTTTCTTAGGGGTAGGGGTAGGCTCAGAGATAACTTTGTTTAAGTCCTCACCGATCCATAGACTGAGTCCTAATCCATGCATAGCTATAGCTTTAGCAGTAGACCTCTGTATCGTAGTGTTGATATCCATAGAGGTAACCTTATCCAAGAGGATAGACTTGTTTCTAAAGTCCATAACAGGTAGGTAGTCTACATGCTCTATGCCTTCGATAGTTATTCCCACCTTTACATAAGCAGTCCTTCCATCGGTAAAGAAGTTTAACCCAGTCTCTTCACACTCGTATACCTTACGCTGTGCTTGAGGGTATTCACTCTTGATTAGATGCCATGCGGTAGCCCAAGACATATAGTCGTGCTTACCTTTCTTCTCTACCTTTCCTTTGATATCGATAGAGGATAGTTGTTTGTAAATATTATTCTTCATTTTTAATTAATTTTAATTCTGATTTACGTTTAGTATATTTTAGTAGTAGCTTATCTCGTGAGTTCTTTAACCCCCGAATAAACTTATCGTTCTTACGAGTGTTCATCTCGTTCTGTATCTTAAACTCAATAACGTCTAACTTCCTTGTGTAGTTATCTATAGCTATCATAAGGACACCCTTGCGCCACCCATGAGTGAAGAGATACTCCAACTCGTCTGACGTAGCGTCAGCATAGTAGCCCCCAGTTTTCGTAGTGTTGAGGATAGTGATAAGGTCTTTATACTTGTGTAGCATCATGCCGTAAGAAAGTATAGACTCTTTGTTATCATCCCTTCTATAGCACGACCTCTTATCCCTTATAGCCTGATGGTAAAGATCGGTGTAGCTATACACGAGAGATTTGTTTAGCTAAATTTTTGTAGTCGGGATCAGACTCTACCAAAGCTTTAGCTTTTTTATATCCATGAAGGATAGTAGAGTGACATATATTCAATCCCTTTTCTTTGAGATACCTCTGTATATATGAGGTGCGGATAGGTCTTTCCATGCATAGGTAGTAGAGCAGAAACCTTGCGTCTACACACTCCCTCGCCCTCGATCCTTCGAACATCTCTGGTACGCTGATGTTAAATTCTTTCGCTACTGCCGTAGCGTAATTGTTAAATATTTCTTTCTTCATGTTTATTAAATTTAAGTAATGCAAGGTACAAACTTAGTGTAGAACACGCAAGTTTTATGCATACTATTTTTGTTTTATTTTCACTTTTGGTTATGCTATTAGGTGATTTGATTCACTTATAACGTGAGTTCATGTTCATTTTATGACTCTTATTGAACAAATAAGAGTAATATGTTCACTTATAATGAGCGCACTTCATGATAAACGGGCGCATTGGTACATATGTATCAGTCGTGTATGCTTTTTGTACTCTCTTTGGACATACGAGGGTAATATGTTCATTTATTTACTCTTGTTGGACACACGAAGGTAGTTTGGTTTGTATGTCACGCCATGTTGATGGATGATCGTCTATTAGCACCCTTTTTAACGCTTGTAACTCGTCCCAGATTTCTTTGATGACCTTAGCTTGGTCTTTAATTGTTTTGTCTTTGACTGTTTTTTCTCTGTTATCATTTAGCATTTCTATAGCGTCGTTACAGATTTCCTCTAAATCGAATCCGTTATGGTCTTGTAAAATAGGGGCGTACATACCTCTTGTGTACCACTCCTTAACGACCTCCCAAACGTCTGTTTCGCTCAGGTTCTTTTGTTGTGTTATTTTGATTTCCATTCTTGGTAAGTTAAAAAATTTGGGTTAGTAATTCCGATCTTATTGGAGAGCCATGTGTGTTCCCCATCACCCTCAACGTCTATGCTTCGCATAATTAAACCTTGCTTCCACGCCTCGTGGAGCCCTTCTGTTATTGCTTCTTTGTTCATTTGTTTTGAATTTGACTCCATACATCTCTGTGGTTGTCGATTAATGTTCTCTTTAAAGCTTGTAGTTCGCGCCAAAGTTCTTTGATGACCTTAGCTTGTTCCTTAATTGTTTTCTCTTTATCCATTGTTATATATGTTTATTAAGTATACTGCTACGTTATATAAGTCCTCGATTGAACGCCATTTCTTTTGCTTGTTCCTCCTTAGAGAATTATCAATCATTCCATGCGGATCGAGTCCGTCATTTTCGATCTTCTCTACTACGGGCATCAACCAATCCCATGATGTGTGGTATTTCATTTCGTCAGGGGTGTAGAAATGTTGTGCGTTTTCATCATCTGAATCAACGTCTAAGCAACCTGTGATGTACACATCCCACTCGGTAGGATTGTATTTAGGTGTACCCACAGCACCCATAAATTCCGCTATTAGTTTATTGTTGTTCATCGCTATATATATTCGCTATGTTATTAAATAGTCCTTCGTACTCATCGTATGTTTCATTGAAGTGGTCTTGCGCCTCTTCAGTAAACTGCATAACTTCTTTCGAAGAGATATAAGTTTGCTCCCCAAAACGACCTTCAGTTAGTTGTGTAGCTAACTCGCTGACTAACTCCATGAAGATCGGATTGTCTATGTATATTTTATTGCTCATTCTTTCTTAATGCGTTAAAGGTTAATATGCTATCGGTAATCATCTCGTTGATGAGTTGCATAAGGTATTCATTGTCCTTAAACGTAGAGGTGAGGATATTCTCCGACTCTTCTACATTTAACTCTATGTCAAGGTTGTCTGCTTGTGCTTGGACATCCTCTATGCTCCATAGTAGTTCACTTCCGTTGTAGTATTTCATTGTATTAGTTTTTGTAATTGTTCAAGGATAATATCTAACATCTCTCCATCAGATAAATAGTTCTCTCCCTCTTCTGAGTACTTAGGGTTTTGGGCGTACTCAATTAATCCCTTGATTTGTTCTTTCATATCAGCAGTATAAAGATGTTGGTATATCCTCTTGTAACTCTCGTATCTTCTCTATGTGTTTGAACCATGTGTATGTAGTCTCCGCTTCCTCCACCATTCCTTCCCATGCTTTGTCCCCAAATTTTACTGCATCATCCTCGCATTCAGCTATAGAATCTCTCAATCCCTGAAGTTGATATAGCATCTCATCGTTGTAGTCATATCCTCCGTACTCATTGAAGATATCCCAACAATATCCGTTGAGGCTGTTTACTCTTTTTTCGTGTATATTCATTTTATATAGTTTAATAATATTATGTTGAGTATCCATATACCTATGGTAATCAACTTTGCTTTCTTTGTAGTTGGATTAGTAATCATCTTTGTCTGCGTTCATATCGTTCCAGAACCCCCCTGAACAATCCTTAGAGCAGAACTGACCTTGTTTCTCTACACGATTTGCATCGCAGTAGTCACACATAATTTCTTCTTCCTCCTCTTCAAACTCGTATAGGATTTCTCCATCTTTAGCAATGTATCCCTCCTCAATAAGAGAGACTGCCGATCTTCCGTAATGACCTTGTAGTGTCCAAGCCATGCCCGATCTGATTAACTCAGAGAATAACTCTATAGATTCTCTATCGTTTAATTCGCCTACCTCGTAAGCTATGATTTGATTTGTTATATTCATAATATATTATTTAATTTGTACACGCAGAGGAGTCGAACCTCGAACCCATATAGGAAATTCAGAGAACCTATTGAGGGAACACCTACATTGTATCCTGAAGTTTTTGCAAACCTACAATGCTACGTGCATGTTGTTACCTTTTGTTACAATTATTCCCATCACTCCATCCACCTCCGTTTCGATTGTTTCCGTACTCAGTCGCTCCTGATGAGGTAGCGCATGAGGTTAAACTCATAGCTACAAGTATAGCTACTAAGAGTGTGTATGCTAAGCATACCTTGTTTGTGTGTTTCATAGTTTAGATAGTTTTTCGTTTATTATTCTTAATTCCTCGATTGCAAATGTGCTTCCGTGAGCATCGCACTCATCCATCCACCAAAACAATTTCTTCTTGTCTTGCAGTAGTTCTTCTTTAGTTTTTTTCATTGTATTTCATTTGTTATATTCTTTAATAAATTCTACTACTGCTTGGTACACTTCTTCGATGTTGCACGTTGTTAAGGCTACAGCTAAGTTATCCCATCCTTCGGTGTTATCTTCAGGGTTTATACACTTCTTAGCTACTGGCATCAACCAATCCCATGAGATGTGGTACTCCATATACAATGGAGGTTTTACCCCCATAAATTCTGCTATTAGTTTGTTGTTATCCATTGTTATATTCTTTAATAAATTCTACTATTGCTCGGTATGTGTTATCTATATCAAATGATAACACTGCATTATGTACTCTATTGATAGCATCATCTACTTCGTCATCCTCACCAAACATGGCATCTATCTTCTCGCCTACTGGCATCAACCAAGACCATGATGTATGAAACTCGTATGCCCAAAACTCTCCGCTATCTAACTCTAAGTTAGAAAGATGTAGGTTGCTTGGTATTTTAATATCCCATCCCATAAATTCTGCTATTAGTTTATTGTCTTTCATAGTTCCTTTGCATTACAGGTTAGCATATCAGTATCCATCTGCTCAAGTTCTTTTTCAGCTATGATATCCCATATCTCATCGAAGATATCTTCTTCATACGTTTCAGGAGTGAGGTCGATCTTTGACGCTCTAAAATCTCCATTCACAATTCTTTTAATTTGTGAAGGTGTAAGATTGTCATCGGGTAGTTCTACCCCGAATGTTGTGGTGTATGTGCGCACAACTTCTATTTCAAATTTTTTCATTGTATTTCAATTAGTTTTCCGTTAATTTCTTCGTATTGATGTTCGCTCTCATCCTCCCACTCAGTGTAGTATAGGTAGTCTTGTTGGTATCCGATAAGCAATAAATCTTCATCCGTTTCCTCCTCATTCTTTGCTCTCTCTATCGCTTCAGCCAACTCATCCCACCTCTCGTTATCTTGTACGTTCAAAGGTGTAAGGTCATCTACTTCTCGAAGGATTGCATCTCGGTCATTTCTACATTCAGTTAACGTACTCTTCTCAGACTTGGTGTAGAACACACCTTCGCCCCAGCACCAACCTTCGTTCATTCCTTCGCCCGTTATAGAGCATTTACGTGCGTATTTCATTTGTTATATTCTTTAATAAATTCTACTACTGCTTTGTAGGTTGCTTCGTGTAGTGTTAATCCAACCTCAAAGATTCTTCTATACTTTTCGTCCTCTTTGTAGCATAGAATTACACATTGGTCAGACTCATTGTTTGTTTCTATTGTTATGGTGTGATATAACTCACCAATCTTTTCTACAACAGGCATCAACCAATTCCATGAAGTGTGATATTGTGCTTGTTCATACACATCTACATCTACGTTTATCTTTCCTTGATGTAGTGAGGCTAATGAATCCTTGAAAGAATCCATCCCCATAAATTCTACTATTAGTTTGTTATCGTTCATGCTTTCTTAATTGTGTCGATTATTTTTACTCCCGATGCGCTCACCTTGTCGTACCATCTTGAAAAGTGTAGTTCGTTGTTGAACGTCTTGGTTTTAGTTATGTAGCGATTGCCTCGCTTGATTGATATGTCGTATGTTATCATAGTAGTGAAGGTATTGTTGCAAGGAGAACGTGAATCTTCTTGAAGTGATTGATGTACTCAAGTTCATCGTTTAAAGCGTCCAAAAGTTCGTCCATCGAATACTCGTCATCAACACATCCCTCAACCTCTGCATATAGACTCTTAGCACGTTCGTATGAGTAGAGCATATGGTCGTGGTAGGTGTCTCCGCGCTGACCTTCGACTACGTAGATTCCATACGTAGCGTATGTGTCGTATATCTTGCGCATTATGTTTTGTGCTTTGTTCATTTTGATAGGTGGTTTAAGATTTCTTGCGCTTTGTCCATCGCATAGCTACGTTGTTGTGTCATCGTTCCAGCAACTTGTGGTGTAGGTAGCATAATGCTATATGCCTTGTCTCCTACCTTTAAAGTGTAGAACTCTTGGTGACGTTGGATAGCATTAGCCATCTCGTTTGTGTGGTTGTTTGTTTCTTCTAAAGTCATCTTAAATTAGATTGGTGAATAATTAGAGCGGAGAAACGGAGCGAATCGTTTCGAGGTGCGCACTACCTCCGCTTGTTGGTCTATCCTATCTCGATATCCCTATTCTCGATAGCCTCTTGCATCTCATCTTCCCAATCTGAAGAGAGCATATTCTCGTACACCTCCTCTCGTGTAACGTGCGCCCAATTCGTGCGGATGTTGTACTGACCTGATGCAACCATCTCGTCAGATGGGGTGTAGTACACCTCAATTCTGATGTTGTCTATGTCTCTCTGTCCGCAGTTAACTACTCTAAAATCGTTCATGGTATATGTATTAGTTAATAAATGTAACAGACGTCTCGCGACGTTTCGACCATTGAGGTCTCATCAGTGTTACTTTGGGTTATAGGACATATAAACCTCACGCTCACTTGCGCTCTTAGGCACACCCGCTTCATTCTCGTAACCGAGTAAACGTTGCTTCGTCACTTCGTGAGCATCGATGGTCTTGTTCCATTGTCTATCGTTTTGTGTTAGTCTATCTCTTAGGTTAGCTATCTCAAATTGAAGGTCTTTCCGTTCCTTTCTATGGTGGGTATTAATCTCTCGTATCTGATTAAGGTAGTCGTTCTCAAGTTGTACGAGGTCTTGGAGTGTAACTGAATCGCTCATGGTATTGTGTATTAAATTAGTATTAAATGTTTAATGATGGAGCAAATATATAGCATAACTTCTATGCTCACAAGTTTTTTAGCATAAATCTTTTACTAAATGTGCATATTTCCTCTATAACTCCCGTAAACGCTGAGAAAAAAAGTTTAAGAAATATGTGAATCGTTTGTGGATGTCAGTGTTCGTTGGGGTTTTAACCCTTGTCTCACTGTCTCTCAACAAGGTTATTCCCCTTCACTATGGGGATATGTGGGGAGTGTGTCCGTATATTGGGAGCATATAGCTACGTATAGCGGAACGATGAACGAAGAGCCGAGCCGAGCCGAGCCGATAGCCGAGCCGAGCCTATCACCCCCTACCTAAAAGCTAAAACATTTGACCGAAATTTTTGAAAACATCACCCCCCCTTCGAAAACAAATCACTTTCCTCAGACGCATACCTCGTGTGTGACCTATAATAACCCTCAACCCCTGGACATCTAAAATTTTTTTGTATCTTTGTCAAAAATAACTACCATGAAAAAGATATCAGACTTCGTAGACGGTTTATATGTAGAGGGCGGACGTTTAATTAACGCTCGCGCACCAGGTGAAAGTGGCATTGCCCAGGCTGCTCGTATTAAAAGATCTATCTCTAACGACAGAAAGATAAACCAAATTGCAGAGGGGATTCAATTAGCTGAGGCTAAGAAGAAGTGGAATGAGTTAGAGTTTTAATTCACTATACCCATCACATTAATAGAGGGAATCTTAACGGGTTCCCTTTTTTTTATCCAATAGTGTTAAAGTTTAACACCTTTGTGTTAACTCAAAAAAAGTTTAACACCTTCTAACTCCTTTATTATTAATATATTACTTCTTTTAGTGTTAAAGTGTTAAACTGAAAGTAAGAATAGAGAAATAAAAAAAAAGAATAAATAGAAAATATATATAGTAGAGTATAGGTTATTCACTTTGTCACTTTAACATTATCTTTGCGCCCCAATTAATTTTAAAATGAAGAAGCTTATTTACCGCTATCGATCTTTGGAGGAGAACTCCAAATTGAATCTAATAGTTATCGCCTACACGGTGTTAACTTTTTCCTTGTTATTTATTTCAGTATAGAATTTTTGTTATACATTTGTTCCACTAACTTTAATTTTATTTCAAATGCAAGAGCAAGGGTATATTGCTAAAGACCTTTCCTTCGATGAAGAGGGCAGGGCAAAACTTATCAGCGGGATCACTGCTATCTCTAAAGCGGTTAAGAGTACGCTGGGCCCACGAGGCAAGACTGTCATCATTGAATCTACAAACCACCTTGGCGGATTAACTGTCACAAAGGATGGGGTCACTGTAGCGAAGAGTATTGATCTATACGATCCCGTTGAGAACATAGCTGTACGCATGGTAAAGGAGGCTGCTAATAAGACAGCTTCCATTGCTGGTGATGGAACCACCACGGCTATTGTTCTTACGGAAGCTTTGGTTTGTTCTGGCATAGAGCATATGTCTGGCGACGTCAATGCCACGGAGGTCATTGGTATCATCCGAGAGAAGGTTGACGAGGTTATTAAAAAGTTAGAGAAGCGATCTCGTAAGGTTACGGGCAAGAGGCTTTTGGATGTAGCCACTATCTCTGCTAACAACGATAAGAGTTTGGGTAAGCTTATCACGGATACCTATAACGAGGTTGGTTTGGATGGCATTGTTACGGTGGAGCGTTCTCAGACGGCAGACACCTATGCAGATATTACTACGGGTATTAAAGTTGACCGTGGGTATAGCTCCCCTTTGTTCATCAACAACCATAAGAAGGATGAGTGTGTGCTCGAGGATGTGAAGATTTTGGTATGCGATGCTGAGATCAACAACATCATGCAGATCGAGACTGTCTTGAAGGATGTGGTTCAGAAGAATGAGAAGCTGCTTATCATTGGAACGTGTAGTGTGAATATGATAAACACTTTAGCGGCCAATGTTATGAAGAACGGATTAAAGTTCTGTAACGTCCCTCCCCCCAACTTCGGGTACAAGCAGCACGAGCTCATGCAGGACATCGCTTTGGCTGTTGGGGCTACGTACTTCTCTGAGAAGACGGGCGACGATCTTAGTCTTATCCTCCCCAGAGATTTAGGCCATGCGCAAAAAGTCGTGGCAGGCAAAGACTCTACTGTCATCCTTACGGGTAATGATATGAGCGAAGAGTGCACGACTCGCGTAGAGGAATTGCGTGAGCAGCAGGTGAGAACTAAGAACAAGGGTGAGCGTGACTTTATCAACACGCGTATCGCGAGTTTAGCTGGCGGCATAGGATGCATCTATGTTGGTGGGGATAGTGACATCGAGCAGAAAGAAAAATTTGACCGCGTCGACGACTCGGTATGCGCTGTGCGCAGTGCCCTCCAGGAAGGCATCCTTCCGGGTGGCGGGTTAGCATTATGGCGTTTGGCTCCCGACCCTTCGCAGAGCTGTGACTATAGGGAGGAGGATTTGGCCAACCGTATTTTACACGACGCTTTAAAATCTCCTCTGCTTCAGATTATGGAGAACGCAGGATTGGATGGGGAGCGCATCATGGACAACGACGATCTTATAGACGACACCCATGGGTTCGATGTTAAGAACGAGAAGTACGGGGACATGTACAAGATGGGTGTTATCGATCCACTTAAGGTTACCAAGAATGCCTTGATCAATGCCACGAGTGTAGCCACCACTATCCTTAGCACCAATGCTATTGTAACACACGCCCGCGCATGAGACCTTGGGAAATAAATATAGGTTTCTATGTGGGTATCCTTATCGGCATAAGGAGTTACGATCTGGAAGACGTAACCTCTCACGTTCTATATCTTCCTTTTATTAATATAGCTTTAATGATAGACAAGTACGATGAAACCGATTGGTAAATATATAGTTATAGAAAAGATAGAGGAGACTTTAAAGACAGAGTCTGGCCTTCTCCTTTCTCAGGAAGATGCTTCTGGGTTTAGATACCAGAAGGGAAAGGTTGTAAAGCCTGGCACCGATGTAGGGGTCATCCAAGCGGGTGACGTTATCTACTACGACAAAAACGCGGGACACAGTATGTTCGTTAACGAAAAACCATACACTGTCATAGTTGAGCGCGACGTCGTTGTTGTTTTATAAAGTCGTTCATCTCTATAATCATATTCCTATATACCTTATCCATATAGGACGCGTCCTTTCTAAAGAGTGGGTTTAGTTGTGGGGATATACCTATCTCTTCTCCGTTAAGTTTCTTGTATATATTTATCACGAGGCTTCTCCCTTTGTGTGACAGGCGGTATAGTGTTGTTTGTTTCCCTGTATTCTTCCTAAACACCTGCAGCCATCCGTCCCTTAGCAGGCTATGGAACCTTCCATCGTCCCACGACATACACTGCTCGAACTCTTTAAACTTTGACTTGTTGAATATCCCTTCGCTGTATAGGAATAGGAGCATCTCTATATCTGGGGTCCCTACGTTATATTTTGCTTTGGCCCAATACCGGATGACTCTCCAGTACTTCATATAATTTGTTTTCATTTAAGTTGTATCTTTGCTACAAAGTTAAAACAATATGAACACATACTCCGATTGTCAGTGTAATAATTCTACGTGTATATGCAGTAAGGATCATTTCGACTCACCTTCTTTTTTAGATCCAGGGAAGTTAAAAGAGGGAGAGGATAAAATTATATCTGGTGAGACGGTATGTAATGTTGACTCTCCTGAAGATTGTGAGAACTGTGGAAGTTAAAAAATTATGAAAGAATCAGCAATAAAGACACAAGGGAAAAAGATCCGCGCCTCTGCGGATTCCGTAAAGGACCGTAGAGCTTCTATCGCCAAACAAAAGGCGAACCGCATAGCGAAAGAGAAGAAGGCTAAAGCCGAGAAGAAAGCTAAAGAGCGTAAGGAAAAGTTAGAGGAGGCTTACGATAAGCAGCGTAACAAAGTTGCAGAGAAACAAAAGAAAGCCAAAGAGAAGAAGAAGAAGAGAGAGTCTAAAGTAAAAGATAAGCAGGGGGCTAAGGTTGGTCGAGCAAAGAAGAGACTTTCTAAAAAGATTGATAAGACAGATAAAGATGTCGAGAGAGAGACAGAAAATACAAGAGGAGGAAAGAGGAGGGAGAAAAAGTATTATAAAGCACGAAAAAAGGTTAGTGAAGCTCGGAAGGCTATGTCTAAGAAAGTGAAGAGAGTTAAAGGGCGTGAGAGTAAACCTGTTACGAGAGCAACTAAAGCTGAGTCTCGCTTAAAGAAAAGATACGACACTGTTAATAGAACTATTGGCGGAGCTAAAGAGAGCGCGTTCAAGAGGGCGGATAAAAGCAAGATGCGTAAGAAGAGAAGGGCTGCGGGGGAGACTTGGCTTCAGAGACATTCCGGTAAGTGGGGTGGGAAGTTTAGTGACCGTTAAACCAAAGAAATAAATTAGTAGTATCTTTGTGAAAATTAATGTTATGAAAAAGCAAGGTTACAATTCAAGACTCGATGAGTCTTTAGGTGCAAAGCACAAAGGTTCTCACAAGCAATCTTTAAAATCTCGTAGAGACGAGTCTAAGGCTATGTCTAAGAAAGATTACGGACACGCATATGGTGGAGATCACGGTATGCATTACGAAGGGGTTAAAGCAAGAAACTCTGCCAATATTAGAAAGTAACGATACAATAAAAAAATTATGAAAAGAGATTTATCCAAACCATTAGCTCCTACATTCGGAGACCCTAAACCAAAAGTAAGAAAAAGGTCTACTAACTCCGAAAAAGGAACTGCATCTAAATCAGGTCGAAATCGTTCAACAACTTTCTCTTCACCGGGGGGAGGTTCTCCTGCTAAAAAAACTGTACATATAACTAAAATTAGAAGAAATAAGCAGGGAAATGT